CCAGTCCTGCTTGTAGAGGTCGGGAAGGAGTTCGGGAGCGAAGTCTACATCCTTACCCTCGGCATCTTTAACGCCCTTCCACCCGATGGTGCGGGCGCAGAGTGTGGCCTGGATCTCGGCTGTGAAGTCGGGCTTGTAGCTCGGGTCGAGACGGGCCGTGTCGATGTCCCGCTTACGCGCAAGGGTAGCGGGATGGTTGGGGCCGGTGAGGGTGATGGTAGCCAGAGGGAGCAGCGTTCCGGGGTGCTTGACATGCACTTCGGCGGTGTCTTTGGGGGCGATGGAAAGATTGAGCACGGGTTCTCCTGAATGGGTGAGTGAGCAGAGCGGCGCTACGGCACCGGTTAGGGCAGGCGCGTGAGCATGAACGAGGTATTCGTCCCGGAAACAGGCACGACGCTCTCGAACTCGATGGTTGAGGTCATCATTCCTTCCTTGGGAGGAGCGCCCCATTTGGTGATTCGGCAGCGCGTGAAATCGGAGGTGTAGCTCTTGGTCCCACCGGGGCCGAGGTTGATCTGGAAGGCCACATCGTTCTGCTGCCGGAAATCGGTGTAGTGCTGCATCGAATCGAAGTAGATTTCGAGCTTGCCCGTCACGCTGGCGGTCTTCGGCTGGATGTCGTAAAGGTCCGTGCTTCCGCAGACTTCGGCGGTGTCGCTGTTGCGCGTGACCTTGAAGGACCAGCCCACCACATCAGCAATCGCCACGCCCCCCCGCTTGATGGAACCGTTCCAGGAGGTAATGAGATCGTTGGTGTTCGTAGCGGTCAGGCTGGTGAAGGTGCTGGTCGCGGATTCATTGCTTACCGTCTTCGAGAGCAGATCAAACTTGATGTCTACCGTGGCGTCATTGCCGCTCTTGCCGCTGATCTCGAAGCCGTCCACGATGGTTCCGGGGAAGGCGAAGAAGATGCCGTTGGCCTTATGTCCGCGCTCCAGCGTCATGCTGGGCTGGATGTCGAGGGTGATGGAGCGTCCAACTGAGGCCGTTTCCGTGACCATCGTGGTAGCCGTGGAGGTAGTGATTACCAGGGCGCTGACGGCGGAAATCAGGAAGGCACCGTTGTTCGCCGCATTCGTGAAGCCGCTCGGGTTGATGATCTGGCCTACAACAAAGCCATCCGTGACAAAAGACCCAACCGTTCGGGTCCAGGTCTTTGCGGAGGAGTCGCAAGCCAGGGATATGGAGCCGGTCGTAGTGTAGGGCACCACTTTGACCACGTTGGTCTGCCAGATGTTGGCTCCCAGCGCGTAGGCCATCCAATCGTCGAAGGAGCCGTAGGAGAGCTTCCCACTCACGGAACCCTTGCCACGGAGCCCTCCAGGGATACCGGCAGCAGCCATGAAGTCGGTTCGCAGTTCGGGGTTCTCGGTGAAGCTCCGATCCGCGCCCATGTCCGCAGAGGTCCAGCGCACAAGCTGACCCGTGGGAGTGGTGGGCGTGGTCCCGAAGACGATTTCTGGGATGTATGCGATTTGGGTAAGATTCCCGGTTTCTACGGGCATTGGATCACCTCAGAGGCAAATGAAAGGGATGGACACGGGGATGTGCAGCCAGTCGTCTTGCTGCATTGGCGGGGCGAGAGTGGGCACCCCGCAGGAGATCCCGCTGAGGGTTTGGCGCTTGAAGTGATCTGCTACGGCTTGCGCCTGCACGAGCGCGGGGCCGATGCCACCACCAGCCGGGACGAACACGGAAACCTGATAGATCCCGCTTTCGTGGTCGGCTCCCTGGAGTTCGGGCTGAACCGTTGCGGGGAGGAAATGAACTGCGTAGTAGAGCGACGTTTGAGCGCTGAGCTTCTGGTTCGGCCAAGCGATTGCAGACGTTCCCAGGGACGGGAGCGCGGCCATTCGGGCATCAAGGGCGGCGCGGGCAGAGGGCCAACTCATAGCGCCCTCACGGCGGCATTGACGATGTTCTGCCACTTGGTGACAGTGACTCGCGCCATGCCTGCGGGGGCTTGCTTAGAGGAACCGTATTCCAATTTCATGATGTAAGGCAGGTTGTTGGTGATGTAGCAGGTTCCGCCAGCCTTCACGGCTTCGCTGAACGTGTAGGCACGAGACAGCGAAGCCATCCTGTTTGCACTCATAGAAGTGTCGATGGTCGAAACCCGCGAATTGCCCCAGAAGTAGTTAGACCTGGCGTGTCCGGTATCGACCGGAGTCATGCGAACGATTTCTGAGGTCATGTCGATGACGACCTTGCGTAGAACCTTGTCGAACTTGATGCCCGTCCTCTGGGCGAACCCCTGGAGATCAGCACCGAGGCTCATCTAGCGCCTCACCAGCATCTTGAACAGCACAGGCGTAGCACCCGAGAACGTAGGCACGACACCGATCACCGAGAATGCCGATCCAGCGACCGCCAGCGAATCACCAGGGGCAGGGTCGAACGTCAGCCCCTTAGCCGGGATCAGTGCGGATAGGTCGCCACTCTGGACGAGGCCATCGCCGAAGACATAGCCAAGGCCCTTTTGGGAGGCGTCCAGAACGGCAAGGCATGGGCATGTCTGGGTTGTTCCCGCTGCATTCGTTCCCGTTGCCGGGTCGTATGCGCCAGGGGTGATGCGAGACAGGACGGCAGGCGCGGCAAGGTCGCCAAGGTCGGCAAACGCCCCGCCCACATCGTCCAGGAGGCTCATCCGCGCACCAGTCGCCCGCCTGAGTTAGGCGAGGCGGCTAGGAACGGCTCCAGGAGAGCCACAACCGCAGCGGGGAAAGGTCGATGAGACTTGCGCCCCATCTCGATACTGCCAACCTTCATGGACTCCTGAGTGATGGGGCCGAGGCCCTGCGTCCAGTCGTTGGCGATCAACTGGAAGGCGAGTTCGGCTTGGGCGTTCTTGAGCGCCTGGGGGATCACGTTGCCAGGGAACACGTATCCGTTTTTGTCGGACACATTGACCCGTGGCCACTCAAGCGCCTGCATGTAATTCGTCTTGATGCCGGTGAACGTCAAGGTGTTGATGTGCGAACAAGCCCATTGGAGCTTTTGCTCTTGCTGGGATTGGCTAAGGGCGGTCCATGTCGAGGTATCCCCCCTAAACGCGAGGTAGGCCGTAGCCTCAGCCACGGATGCGTAGCTCTGAGAGGTTGTGGTCCCTACCGTCGTATCCAGGGTCATGGCCTAGTCCTGAACCTGAAGCCAGTCACAAGCCTTGTGGGCTTCGACGCAGGACGGATGAACGAACAGGACTTCCCCATCCTTGGAAACGGGAATCAGACCCTCGTTTTCGTTCTCGTCCATGACTTCCACGGGAATTTCCGACTTCTTGACGCGGGCCATGTCGGCTCCAAAATAAGCCGGGAACCCGAAGGTTCCCGGCGTGGTTTCGACTAGCCGAGGAGCACGGCGGAGTAAGCGCCCTTGATGTTCTTGACGCCCCAGGCAAGGCCGACTTCGTACTTGACCCGGCGATAGAGGCGATACACGGCAACCTGGAAGACCAGGCCAGAAACGGGGTCCGTGATGAACATCACGTCGTCCGCATCATCGCCGCCGTCAGGCATGGCCGGGGTGCGGGCCAGGAGCTTGATTGCGTCGGAGTGGAAGGCGACGTTCGGCGTGAAGTTGCCGCCGATGGTGAGCGCGTTGGCCGTGGGGATGACCATCTGAGCGCCGGGGTCGTTGAGGATGATGGTTCCGGGGGCCGCAACACCAGTCCCAACAATGTATTTGTTGGCGGTATCGGCGGCGAAGGTGACCACATCACCCGCCAGGACGGTTCCCGAACCCGTGACAAGCGCGATGCTCTGGACGCCCGCAGCGGTAGAACCGCTGGTGACGTAGGCCGTCCCGGTGCCCTTGGTGACCTGCTTGAGCTGGCCACTGATGCCCATCTGGAAGCCCTCAAGCTCGCCAATGGCCCCCTTACGCAGCAGGGAATCGGTTCCAGCCTCGTTCACACGGAACAGGCCAGCCTGCTTGCCGCGCAGATTGGCGGCAGCACTGGTGTTCAGGATGAAGTTGAGATCCGACATCGGAGCGCCGTTGTCTTCGAGGATCTTTCGGACCTGGGCCAGATCGGAGAGATCGGCGGCGGTGGCAAAGGGCGTGGTGCCAGCGGTCCCATAGGCGCGAGAAGCGCCCTGGTAGCCGCACTGGGCAAGATCGAATTCCACGGCGTTGGTGATTGCCCGCATGGCCTGGGCGAACTGCTTCGCCAGCGCATCCTGGGCGGCCTGCCTAGACTCAGGAGAACCGGCATTCAGGAAGCCCTTGAGTTCCTCACCCGTCCATCGGATGGGGGCATACTTGGACTTCGTGATGGACATGCTGATGGTGCCGAAGGTCTGATCGCCGTCATCAGGAGGAAGCTGGCCGGGGATGATGTCACCGAGGGTCGCGGCGGGGGTCGTGCTGGTCGTGATGGTCTGCCCCAGCGCAGCGGAATCCGCCTTGATGTCCTTGGACACGGCGGGGATGAAGCCCACGAGTTCGCGGGCGACGAGATCCATGCCCTGATAGAGCACGGGGATAAGGTTGGTGAGGGTATTGGCCATGTTGATGGCTCCTAGTCAGTGACCACGCCCGTCCGCACAAAGGCGGATTTAGCCGCTGGGCCGAGCTGGTCGAATTCGGTTCGAGTGATGGTTTTGGGTCCGCCCGTGTTGGTGTGTCCGCTTGCGCCAGCACCGCCACCGCTTACCCCGGAGCCCTCAAAGGCCCGCCCGAACACGGGATCAGCCTTCATGGACTCGATGAGGTGGGTGAATCCGGCAGGGGTTCCCGACGCATCCGCGATCATGGGATTGCCCTTTTCGTCTAGCACCTGGAAGGAGAATTCCCCGTCCACTTCCGACACCTTCACGCGATTCTTAACGTGAGGCAGGAGCAACGCCGGAACACCCTTCGCCGCAGCAATGGCCGTCACAGCCTGCGCGTCGATCAGGTTTTTTTCGAGCGCAGCGCGATACTTGGCGAGGCTGTTGTCCTTCGCGGCAAGATCGGCGGCGTGTTTCTGGGCCATCTGCTCTCGCAGCTTGTCCCACTGGCCTTTGCTCTCGGCATCCTTCGTAGCGCGTTCCTCAGCTTCGGCTTTGAGCCTGCTGTATTCCTCTGGATCAACCCCCTTCAGCTTGTCCAGCGCGATTCGACGGTCTGCGGCTTCCTTATTCGCAGCCTTGAGCGAAGCCTGGATCTCGGACAGCCCTTCGGCATCAAGCCGATATTTGCCGTCATCCGATTTGGTGTAGAGGCCCTGCAATGCGGCATCAACGCCGTCCAGGGTGTCGAGGGTGAGCTTGAGCGCCATCGTGTTCTCCGAGGTTCGGCATCGCGCCGAAACAGGCATCACGCCTGTCTAGCCTCAGAGTCGGGTTGGGATAGTCCGGTAAGCGTGGACTTTCAGAGGGCCACTAGCTGCCCCAGCGTCAGCTCCCGCCCGTTCTGGTTCACGAGGTCCGAGAGCGAGAGCTTGCCCGCCTGCATGATGTCGAAGCGCTTGTCTCCCAGGATGGCCCGCTGCTCCGTCTCACTCTTGCCCTTGAGCCAGTCCTGATAGGTGGTTCCCGCTGCTACCTGCCCGTCCATGCTTGCGCGGGTGCCGGGGTCCATCTGATCCAGCTTCTTAGCTAGATCCGTGTTCCCGCCCGCTTCCTTGGCGAGTTGCTCCCATGATTTGGTTTTCGGGAGCAACATGCACCGGCAATTGTGTGTTATAATCCCGTTGGCAACATACCAGTTGCCCTCTGTTTCGAGGTTGTAAACATGCCCATCGAAATGAATCCTTCTGATGTTCGCGCACTTGTCCAGAGATACGCCGATGGTGTTTCCGTGAATGAGATTGAACGCGATCTCGGCATCAGTGCTTTCCGCATCCGAAGAATTTTGGTCGATGCTGGCGTCAAGATCAGGAACAGGCGCGTAGACAAGGCGCTGATTATTGCCTCCTTCGAGGCTGGCATGAGTGCTGCCGAAATATTCAGGGCGCTTGGGATCAACCGGAAGACCGTAGACTCCACGCTGCACGACGCTGGGTTCACTTTCACCAAGAGAGTCCCTATCGACACCATTGAGATGATCAGACTCTACAACTCGGGCTCGAGCGTGAAGGCTATCGCTGACCATTTCGGGATTGCTCGAGGGTCTATCGTGCTTAGGCTTAACGAGGCTGGCATCACCACCCGGAATCGAAGTGAGGGCATGTTCGCCAGGATGGCCCAAACGCCCAAGGACGAGAGACTGCGCCTCTCTGAGAATGCACATAAGGCGGCGAAGGGGCGTATCAAGACCACCCTCGAGAAGTCCTTGGCAGCTCTTACACGTCAGGCTCGAGTTTCCACCCGAAGCTCCATCTACGAGGCTCAATTCCTCGAGATGCTCGAGGCTCGAGGCGTGGCCGCTATCCCCCAATTTGCGGTTGGCCCATACAGTTGCGACTTCATGGTGGAGGGCATCGCCGTGGAAATCTTCGGTGGTCAATGGCACAAATTCGGGGATCATGCCTCGAGATGCCAGAAGAGAACCCACGACATCCTCAATGCTGGTTTCCACTTCTACGCCATTTGGTGTGGTTCCAAGTGCCCAATCACGCTCGAGGCTCTTGATGACTTCATCGCCTTCATTGAGTTCACCCGCAGCAACCCATCCTCGAGCCGTCAGTATCGGGTGGTTGGGGGTGCAGGTAATCTCGTTGCCTCCGGCTGTTCGGATGACGATTACATCGCCGGAGTAGGGTCGTTCAAAGCCGCGTAGGATGTTCGGCGCAAGCACCTTCGTTCCGGGAACGAGGCAATTCCAGTGCAGGCTGGGCGAAGGATGAGACTCGCCCCACTTCCAGACCTTGCCGTCCAGATTTCCGCATCGGCTGCACGTAGAAGGGTCCAGGGTCGCCATCCACTGATAGCCAGCCATCAAATCCGCGTTCTGGTCATATGCCGCCATATGCGCCGCGTTGTTCGTCGTGATGACGCTGGTCCTCACGAGCGCCTGGGCATTCCGCATCGAGACGCCCATCAAGTCCCGGATCTCACGCGCCATCTCATCGCCCGTGGCACCGCGAAGCATCCCGCCCCGCACGGCATTCGTGAACTTCCGCAGGGTGTCGGCTTCCTGGAGGCCCCACCATTCCGCAGAGGGAGCGCCTTCAATCATGACGTTTGAGGCAATGGCATCAGCTTGGACGCTGGTCATGCTCATTCGGAAGATGTCCACCTTCACGGCCCCATTCAGGACGCTGATGGCCTTCTCTGCTTGGATGGAGGCGAACTGGGGCATCTCGGTATCGTGAAGCCCCTGCGCCGCCTCGTATCGGTCGGCGATTGCGGCCCTGCACTCACTCAGGAGAGCGTTTAGCCTCCGTTGGCTGGTGATGTCGCCTGCGTTGATGTAAGCGCCTAGTAGATCCTTTTCGAGCCCCCGGAGGTGCGCGATGATGCGCTGGGAGAATCCGGATTCGTAGCGCAGGACGTTGATCAGGTCTTTGATTTCGGCATCGTGGATCGCGCTGGCGACGTTCATCACTCACCCGAGGCGGGGAGTAGCGCTTCCTTCTTGGACGGGACACGCGAGGGGATGGGCTCCAATGTAGGCGCGGCCATCTCTAGCCCATCCAGTTCCTCTTGAAGATCGAAGCCTTCTGGGAGCACTTCGGCGTTCATCAGGATCTTGAGGTAGGTTTCCTTGCGGAGAAGGCCAGCCACGACCGCGTTTCGGATCTCAGTCAGGAATTGAGCATCGGGGCGTGAAGTATCGAAGTCTGTATTGACGGCAAGGGTTCCGAGGTCTTGCTTGATCCACTTGCCGCACATGGCCCAAGCTGCGTTTAGCCCCGCCTGGAGGCCAAGCGCCCAAGCCTGGATCTTGCTCATGGCCTGGGTTGTCTCGCTGTCGCTCTGGGTCGCCGTCTTCGCAATTCCCGAATCAAGAATGCGGCCCGCCATGCGCTGCATTTGGGTTTCAAGGTCTTGGAGGTCGGTTCGCCCCGCTTCGATGGCCTTGCCGGAATGTTCGACCCACTTAACATCGCCGCCAGCGGGAAGCGCGATGGTATTTTGTGGCCCGATAACGATGTCTGTCCCGGCATCCACGCCAATCATGGCAAGCAACGGCACCCGCGCAACGTGCAGGATGTTCCGCTGGTCGGAAGCGCTCTGCCAGTGTTCGACGTTCTTCCACGCGAGGTCCAACATGGGCGGGAGTCCGGTCATGAATCCCGTGCGCCCGGTGTAGATCGGGACCACAGGCACTTCCTGGAGGCTCACAAGGCCGGAGGCATCGGGGTCCAGCACCCAATCCTTCTTGTCCTCGGTCTGGATGTAGACGGACACCATGCCGGGTTCAAGCACCCGCACCCGGTCAACCGACTTAGAGCCAAACTGCCCATCTGGCTCTGTGGCCGATTCTAAATAGCGGAACTGCGTGATGATGTTGCGCCCTTGGACCATCTGAGTGCGCCATCCGAGAACCTGAGACGCACGAACATGGATTAGGTATGGACGCACCCCAGCCGCCCGCTCATCTGCCAGGGTTGCGCCCTGTTGAACCCTCGGGTAATCGGCCACGATGTAGGAAACCCCATCGAAGGCATCCCGAAGCACGGATTCCGCGAACTGCGTAATGTCCCGCCCACACAGGTCTACGTTATCCAGCCATTCCTCGGCATCCTTGGGAACGCCGTCTCCCTCCTCGATCTCCTTGCGGAAGATCAGCCCACACGCGAGGTCGATTGCGTCACGGTAGGCGGGGAGGAGGACGGTTCCATCCTTGCGGGCCGTCCAGGCTGGGAGGGATTCGGCGGGGTGCTGAGGCAGGTATACCTTCCCCGCTGCCCGCATCGCTTCCGTGCCTTCAACCAATCGCCGGGGGAGAATGCGCTTTGCTTCGAGTGTGGCTTGACCGGCTGAAACGTCTGCAACGGGGTTCATCGCTTCCCCTCTTGCGCCCGTTCCAGCCGGTCAACCCGCTTTTCTAGCGCCTCAACACCCGCTTGATATTTGGCAATGGCAACCTTGATGCTCCCAACATCCGAGAGGATCTGGAGCGCCAGATATACGATCAACCCACATGCGCCCACAATCAGCGCGTCTTTTGCCTTCGGCCAAGTCAGGTCACTGGTTGTCATTTGAGCCGTCCCCCTGCGTAGCCGAGGGCGGCACCCACGGCGATTCCCTGGAAACGCCCTCGCCAGAGAGCGCCTTTGGTGAGTGACTTCCGGGCCTCAAGCGCGATCCTGAGCCCAGCGGCTTCCCGCTCCCTGGCTTCAGCGCTGGACTTCCATAGATCCCGTGAAATAAGTAGGTCGCTTATTTTAACTTCCTGGGATTTAATCAAATACGCTTGTGATTGAATCAAGGCATCTTGAGCAGCGATGATTCCATTTCCCGCAAGGTTGGGTTCCAGATACTCAGGTCCGGCCAAAATAGGCTGTTCACTCTCATCCGCTGTTCCCGAAACGTGAACATGGGCGCGAATTGAACGCAGCGCTTCAACCTTCCGGGCCACATCGGCGCGGGCTTCGGCCAAACCTGAATCCTTCGCCGCAATCTCCGCATCCTTCGCGTTTGCTTGACGCTTGAGCGCATCGGCTTCCCCCTTGGCGACGTTGGCCCGCACCTCGGCTTGCTCTGCGGCATTTGACTGGTGCTTGATTCCCTGCCAGTAGCCAGCGCCGAAGGTGAGCCCAAGGGCGATGAGCGCAGAGGCAAGGGCAACGGCAACCGCCCGCCATGGGATGTTTGCGGTCAACTCATCCGCGTGGAGGTCCGTCACTGGATCACCTCCAACTCGGAATCGTCATGCGTGACGCGGGTTCGGCACATCCGGCATTCCATGACGATCCTCATGGCAACTCGCTTTTCAATACCGACGAGTCCACGGGAGACACAGAGGCACTTACCGCCGCATTGGGGGCAGACGGTCCACTCAGGGGGGATGGTGAGCATGGGTTCTCCGTCTTGCCCTTCCACTTGTCAACAGCGGCCCACGCGCTACCGCCAAGGCCAACAAGGGCGCAGAGCCCATAGAAGGCATTGACCCAATCCGCGTTGATGGGCGCACACGCCAGTTTCACAATCCCGAATGCCGCCACGGCACCAAAGGCAAGGAGCTTCACATCACGCTCCTTGTCCTCTGGGTTGATGAGCCCTCCGAGTGCCTTAAACATGGGCCACCGGATGCACCGGAACGCCGTAAGGGTCATCCCCGTAGGTGTCCTCATCGTAGGGGTCGGCAGGGTCTACGCGCATGGAACCTCCCCTGCCCTACGCAGCCAACCATTCAGAAATTCCGCAGACTCTGGACGGGTGGCAACGATTGCGCGGTATCGCTTCTCGGAGGCCACACAAAGCAGCGCAAGCATCTTGTTGGGATCTACAGAGTTGATGCTTGCCCTAGTCCAGGCCCCGAAGCGCCCGTCTACGAAATCCTCAGGGGCTCCCAGGCTCACTAGGACGCGCTGAACCATTGTCGTAGCAGTCTTGAGCCCGAAGTTAACGGCCATATCAAACAGCTTCGTCGCTACCCGCTGGTCATCTATCCCGTCGAAGCGCCAGTAGTCAGCCCGGTAGATAGCCGCTACCTGTTCCGGCGTGATGGCCCTTAACGCCTGCTTGGTCATGATCCCGTGCGCCTGGGCCGTCGATAGCGTGATCCCCTGCATCGTGGCCCCGCCTGGGTCACTCGGGTTATCAGACCATCCCCCCTCGTGCTTGAGGGCGAATGGCAGCGCATTTTCGAGGGTTGAGGTCATGGGCGATAGGTGGGGGAGGGGGTTATGGGCTCTAGGCTCTGCGCTCGGGTAGGCGCGTCCTCCCCCGTGTGCAGAGTCGGCCCGCCTATGTCCGGTAGGCGTGGACTTTCACGCCTTGAACGAATCCACGCCCATGCCGCAGGTAGTCGAGAACTTGCAGGCCACCTTGACGGCACCAACCGCGTCCGCACCCATCGCAAGAGCCCCTAACGCAAAGTCCCGCCCGCTTCCCCATGCAGCCGGGACGCTCTGGACCGATTGCCGGATGGGGAGTTGTTCGTATTCGTAGGCCCTGCCCTTCACGATGGCGATGAGCTTGCCCCATCCCTCTGCATTCTGGGATTCAGGCCATTCCTCAGGTTTACATCCGTTGACATACCAATTCTCCAGGGCCATCCCCTCTTCTTGACCGCCAACCCAGGCCAGGAGTTCGCCGGAATCCAGCCTGACCATCTTGGTAGTCTTCACGCGAAGGTCGCCAATAGTGCCTTGCTTGTCGGCGGCTAGAGTATGCCCATCCCACACGACCACGGACATCATGCCCCCCGCTCGAACACAGACACCCAAGCCTCAGCCGGTTCCGTCCGCTCCCCGTCCACCAGGACCGGCATCTGGAACGTGATTCCGTGCTCGGGATGGGTGATCCAAAGGGCTTGCTTGGGCCGCTCGAAGCCGAAGTTCCCACCGTGGGCGTATTCGTCGTAGCCCTTGAGGGAGCCGTTAACTATCAGCCGCTGCATCTGGATTAACTGGTGCCAGTGGCCGAGCAAGAGCGTGTCGTATTCCATGCCGATCTGGGCATTCCGGCTGCGCTTCTTGTGATCCCCGCGAATGATAGGCCCCAAGGCTCCAATCATGCCGTCGCCGCCCCGGAACTGATCCCCGTGGGTCAAGAGGTAGCTGTGTCCATAGACACGATAGAGGGCGTCTGGGCCGTCAGGAATCAGGAAGGAAACGCGGGAATCCTTCTCGAATTGCTTCTCAAGGAGCGAATACAGGAGCCAATCGAATGAAAGGTGGTTCCGTTCCTTGCTGGTCATCTTGAGCGTGTTCCGGCTGTGGTTGCCGGTCACGCATGGGACGAACACACGCCCGAACTCATCCGCCAGCTTCTCAATACACCAGGTCAGGACGCCCCAAATATCCAAAACCAACGGCATCACGGGCATTTCATTGGTGCGGCTCAGTTCCTCGTGAATGTCCCCGCTGAACATATCCCCGCCCAAGGCGAAGACGATGCCGGGATAGTTCGGGTCGACCATGTGGTTTTTGAGTAGGTCCACCGTGGATCCAATCAAGCGCTCTGCCCGCTCCCGTGCCGTGGTTAGGCAGTAGGAGTTGACGCCGCCGATCTGCGCCCCGTCCACCACCTCACCCCAATGCCAGTCAGAGGCGAACAGGGTCGGGACGCCGGGGCTCTTAACTGTACAGGATTCCTGTACAGTGAGCCAGTCAGGAACGGGCGGGATCTCCCGAGCCAGCTTTAGGATTTCGTGCCGCACGACGGCATGATTTACAGCCTCGCGCTTGAGCCGCTGGATCTCGATTGTGAGAAGGCGAACCTGCTCAAAGTTAGGCTCTGGCTTGGGGTCTAGAACTCGCCCATTCTGCGCCTCCCAATAGGCTTCCCAATTATCGGGCCTAGGCTTCCCGGCCCGGTCCAGACGCTTCATCTGCCCGCGCTTCCAGTTCCGCCATTCCTGCCCCGTTGGTCGGGCTGTCATGCCATCACCCCGACATCCCGAACCTGCCGGTAGATTTCGAGGTAGGCCGCAGCGTCCGTGAGGTTGTCCCTTCGATGCGCGTTGGTTTCCCGTGCTATCTTCCCGAGCGCCATCACCATCGCCAGATCCGCAGGGGTCAGGTGCTTGATGCCCTCCCTGTCCGAGGCCCAGCAGAGGTTAGCCCAGCGCCTGAAATTGTCCTCGGGTGTCCCGTAGGCTGAGGAGCGATCCCCGTTGATGAGTTCCTCGGCTTCCAACAAGACGGACCCTTGAGCCACAAGCCACCTCTGGCCCAAGACTCAGCCTCCCCCCATCCGCCAAGCGTGGACTTTATGCCGCCTCAACCTCGCGCCTCCGCGCCAGTTCCGCCTTGTAATCCTCGAACACCTGAGACTTCTTGATGCCCAGGCGCTCCCCCACCACCGTCACGGTTAGCCCCTGTGAGCGCATCCGGTAGACCCTGGAGCGCCTCATGCAGACGTAGATGTATTGATCCTTGAGGCCCAGCTTTGCCAACTCATCCAGGATGCAATCAACTACCGCGTCGGCTTCAACGGCAGCATGTTCGATGGACATTCCGCCCCGGACAAGGCCGATGGCAACGCGACGGGTCATGATTTCAATGGGGTCAGGTCGGGTCATAAGCGCAGCTCCCTGGCAACGGCAATGCGTTTGATGAGGGGATATTCCATCGAGATGAAGTAGCCGCCCGCGTCAACGGGGTGATCGTGCCCGGTGGTCTTGTCGGGTTCGCCATTCGCGCCCCATGCCTGCTGCTCTAGCGCGTCGGCATAGGTGGGGCAAAGGTCGGCATTGACGAGGTAGCGCCGCTCACCCTCGGAATTGAGGAACATTCCGTTCATGGCGTTGATTCGATCCTTGACGGGCGGGTTCGCAGCCGGAGCCTTTACGCTGAATCCTGCGGCCTTGAGCAAGGCAATGTCAGTTTCCGAAGCGTTAACCGACTTCCGAGAGCCGCCACTTGCGTCTGGATAGATGAATATTTGCCGGGAAGGGGTGTATCTGCCCCCTTCATAGGTCCAGAAACGCTCTTTAATCTTGCGGATCATGTCGGGCGTGTCGTATCCCTGCATGATCTCATCAACGGCGCGGGGCAGACCGTTCCGCTTCACATGGACAATCCCCGCCATCTTGCCGACGTTAAAATCTAGGCCGATGTGCAGGATTTCCCCAGGCTGCGCGGTGTCAGAGCATCCATTGAGGCGTCTATCGTAGGGCTGGTAGACGGTCCCGGTCTGGAGGTTGACGAATTGGCCGTTGATGTAAGCGTCGATCAATGCGGGCGGGTAGGAGCGCCGCAGGGAGTCGATGTAATCCGCTGGCAGGTTGGCTTCATTGTCGTAGGTGCTGGCCTGGATGAGCCCATAGAGCCCAGCCAAGGAAGTATCAGCCCTAACCTGCCGGACAAACTGGTCGTAAGTGAACTTGAACCCTTCCGGCGTGGTGGTGACGCTGATCCCGTTTTGCAGGCCGTCTACCTTGAAGCGCATTCGAGCGATGATCTTGCGCCATGCGTGGGAAGCCTTGTCTTTCGTCATCACGTCAAGCTCATCAACCAAAGCCTTGCCGATCTTGAACCCAACGATGGAGCCGGGGTCTTCCATTGACCGGCACAGCACTGTGCCCATGAAGGTCTTGCCCTGGTAGATGCTCACCTCGTGATTGGCAGACCGGACCTTCACATTCAGGCCCCAATCAAAGAGCGCTTCCTCTACGGTGGGGTAGAAGATGTCTCGAATCTGCCCATAGGTCGGGGCGAAGTAGCCAGCCGATACACGCGGGAACTCATAGAAGTGCTTCCCTAGGTCTGCGCACCCGGCCCAGGTCTTGCCACCTCCAAAGCCCGTCACCAGCGCCTTAAACTTGTGGGGCAGGTTCACGAATGCGGCCTGGGGCACGTTTAGCTTGGGGTGGATTACCGTCATGGGCGGGTCGCCTTCTGACCCGTGGCCTGCTCCCAGCGGGTCACGATGACATCGCAGTAAATCGGGCTAATTTCCGTCCCGTATGCAATCCGCCCGTTCTTCTCCGCAGCTATCAGCGTGGTTCCACTCCCCATGAACGGGTCAAAGATGATGTCTCCTTCGTCGCTAAATGCTTTGATGAAGAACTCTGGAAGCGCAACGGGGAAAGGTGCCGCATGATCGCCCTGCCCCACTTCTGCACCAACTTCAACCACATTGGAAGGACGCGCCATACCTTCCCGCTTATTTCTTCCATCATGCCCAAGAAGCCCGCTGCCACTGGTAGCCTTTGAGTTTTCTTTACTGTAATCAAAAACGCCATCGGACTCCTTGCTGACAGATTCGGGCCTGAATTTGATTTTTTCGCTCACAGAAAAATGGAACACAGGCTCCCATGCGTTCTTGAACCTATTCGGCCAAAGGTTGACGCCACATGCAAGCATTGCGGCACCGTGTTTTCTGGCACCGCCAACGCAATCAAAAACAGAGTGTTTTGCTCCAATAATTGCAGGGATGAATACCGAAGACTCAACACCGGCGCGGGGAACCCATCCTATACGAGCTTCGAGGCCCCTTGCGGGATCTGTGGGAAAATGTTCACCACCCAACCAGCGAGAGCAAAGAACCATCAGGTTTATTGCTCCATGGAGTGCGGCAAGGAGGGCAGACGCCGGAAAATAAGCAGCATGAGCAGGAACACCAAGCCAACAGGAAAGCGCAAGGCGAAGGTTCGGGATGGGTTCACTTGTATGATCTGCGGGTTTGACCAATTCGTTCACGCCCACCACATCACGCCCAGGAAGGATGGAGGGTCCAACGCGATGACCAATCTGATCACACTTTGCCCTAACCATCACGCCATGGCCCACGCGGGGCTTCTGACTCCTTCCGAGATGATGGAGGCACTGGCGAATGCGGGGCCGGTATGCGGTAACCTCATTGTCAGATCCCGCGTGACGATCAACTACCGGGAGGGTTAGCTTCATGCCTGCCTCCTGCCATCAACCACGCTGATTTCAACCTTCACGGGGGCCGGGGTATCCCCAGACTCGTCATCAGGCAGGTAGAGCCCGCTCACCTTCCCCCGCGCCATCTCTGCCGTAATCGCGGGACCGAACTGCTTAACGGCAGCGGCGGCATTCCGAAGCGCCTTGAGATCCCGCATATGATCGTCCAGTGTGATTCCAGACCGCTTCCTGGCGTTGGATCTCAGGGACTCCACTCTTAGCCGAATCTTATCGGTGTTTGCGAGTCTGCAAGCCTTCACCGCGAGGGAATCGGGCTTCATCTTTTGGGCAGGGTAGGCTTCTCTGTATGCCTGCGTAGCGTTGCCGTGCTTGACGAGAGCCACACAGAACGCCTCTTGCTGCGGAGTGAGCCCGGTTTCTTTATCTGCTGACCTTCTAGCCATTACGCGGCCTCCCATTCCGAGATCACCGCTCTGCAACATCCCGCCAATTCCGTCAGGTTGGCTATGACTTCCGCATAGACGGGGATCATCCAGTCCTCGGTGTTTTTCATCCTCATCCATTGGTCGAATGGGATGATTTGAGACAGGGCCAATTCAGCCTTGGCTAGACCTCTCCTTGCGTCACTGATTTCCCACGGAACACTTGGCCCACCAAATCCGCCAGGGTTCATATTCAGGAGTTCGACGGTCTTCCCGATTCTTTCAATCTCTTTGCGCTCACAAGCATAGGCATCGTCTTCCTTGTCGAACATCGCAAGAATCCGAACGTCCACGCTCATGCCAAGGCTAATGATTTCCTTGATCCGGTCATGCTTTGCTTGGTTGACAACCTTTCCCCGGCGAACTTCCTTTTCGTGCTGGTAAGCCCTTCGCCCCTTACCTTTTCCCACATAGAACGGCTCATCTATCCTTGGGTCGTATAGCGCATAGACATACCATTCCTGCTTCCCAGTTACAGGGTCAACGGTTCGCCGCCCCTTACTCATGCACCCTCCCCAAACTTCCAGGACGTTCCCGCGCTAGGGAGTCTTTCCATGATCGAATCCCGGCAGGACTGGCAGAGCGGGGCGGAATCCTCGAACTTCTGGATGCGCTCCTGGGTTGCGCCACACTCTGGGCAGCGGAATTCATAGATGGGCATTACGCGGCCCTCCCTTTCATAGCCGTGCGCTCGATCCGCTCCAGCGCATCCAGGCACAGGCTCAATGTGCATTCCTCAACATTCCAGAGCAGCGCTTCCCGGATCATCTCGAAGTCACCAGGCCGGGATTCGACGCCGAAGTAATCCTGAAGGAACCTGATCGCCTTCCCTTCGCGTATCTGGTCCGTGGTGACACTCAAGCACTTCCACCCTGCCATGACAGCCAGATTCCCCTTTTCGGCGTCCCTGGCCGCAGCCACACCCCCTGAATGGGCAGCGCTTCCACCTTTGCCACCCTTACCCCAGGTTCCGCCCTGCACTTCCAGGAGGATGCGAAAGGACGGCCATGCGAAGTCCCACCGGAAGCGCCTGCCGGGGATGGCGACGAATTCGCGCTTGGGATCGGGTAGCCCGCAGAGTTTGATATGGGCCGCTAGGGTGTCTTCAAGTGCGCTCATGCCACTTCCTCCCTGGTCGTGAACGTCACGCCGTATTCCGTGGCGGCTTCCGCTTCCATCTGGAGCAGGTAGAGCCGCATCCCCTTGTCTGTTAGTTGTGTCGTGGAACCCACCAATACCCGCATGTCCTTCCAGGGGTCGATGTCCCACTTCCGATAAGCCTCGGGATCTACAACATGCTCAGGGTTAAAATCGGGGGCGTTCTCGTCTGGCAGGTAGCACTCTTTGAAATGCTCGTGCCATACCTCGGCGGAATACTGGCGACCACCCACCCAAGCGTTTTCCTCAATGTCACGAAGGGGACCGGCCCACATCGCGGCGTTAAGAGAGAGCTTCCGTTTCTTGGCCTGTTCCCTGATGACCACTTCCACGGGCTTTTCTGAATCAAGAGGAAGGTTGGGGATCAATTTGAGAAGGTGATCCACTTGCACCCTTGAGCGCAGGTAAACGGGTGGGATGTTCACCTTCTCGCGCTTCATGATGCGGCCTTCCCCTCGTAATACAGCGCAGCAGCTACCGCATCCCGGATCCAGCCCGTGCGGCTCTGCTCACCCCTTACCGCGTCGATTGCGGCCCAGATGGACTCAGGCAGTTTCAGGGCCATAGGGACGGGCGGGTCCGGGTCAAACTTCCGGCGGCTGTTAACGTGACCTCCCCCGCCGCTCATGCAGCCTTCCACTTGCGGGCCATCGAGTAAGTCTTGGCTACCTCGTCCCGGCTTTCCTTTGTGGGGATGCGAGTGCCAGCGAACCACTTATTCAGGGTTGCCCGGTTGAACCCCGTGGCACAGGCGACCATCTGCCATGTGCCGAGGATGCGGAAAAGCTGGTTGAGTTGGTTAAGTGTCTTGGTGGTCATGCTGCCTCCGTGATGACTTGCAGGTATCCCGACTGGAGAGCCCAAGCCAGGGAATCGTTTGAACCGCGTAGATACATCAGGTCGCGCTCGAACCGGGTAAGGGTTCCCGTGCGCCCGTCCATGAGGTCGTGGCACTCACCACAGAAGAACGCCGGGATGTCATGGCCCTTCTGCCCGGTGCCCTTGCCGTAGTGGAGGCCGTTTGGATGGCATCCGACTACTTGCCCTACGTTCTTCGCTCCGCAATGGAAGCATTTTGGGGCCTTGGCTGCGAGGGATAGCAGGTCAGGGCTTCGGAACGGTCCCTGGTGCAGGATGGACGCCCCTACCCCCTTCTGCGTGTCCTGGGCGATCCTGCGGGGCTTCTCGCGCTTGGTCGAAAGAGTGCTATTCCACGCCTTCATGCCGACTCCCCAATCTCGGGAATCTCGAAACCCTTCCCTTCCGTAACCATCCCTTGATCTCGTCCCACCCATGCAGAGGCAGAAGCAGAGGCAGGAGCGGTATCGTGTGATACCGAATTGTTACGCGTAACACCTGTAACACCGCCTCGATAACGGCGCATGTATTCAGCCCTAGATCCATCCTTCGATTGGCAACGGTTCCGGTAATCCTCGTAATTCAGGATTGCCCACCCTCCAGGGATCACAGCCAAACGCCGCCCCTCATTGTCAGGGGTGCGGCTATCAGGATCGGGAGCCAAGAGGCGTTCAAGCGCGTGTCTCATCTCGCCAGGGCTAACCCGCGCAAGGCTGGCGAACCCAGGCACAGAGCCCTCTACGATGCCATCCGAATTACAGGTCGCAAGCATGGCAATCCAGACGCGCAAGACGATGTTGTCTTCACACCAAATAGAGCTTGTGACGATGCTCGAAAAGAGTTTTGAATACCCAGCCATCAGGCCACCCTCTCAATCTGTGAATCCGCCCAATCTGTTCCCACGCGAGGCGGGATCTTCACTTCCACACTGATTCCAGCCGCATGGAGCCGCTTCGCCAGCGTGTAGGTGGCTTCCTGCCCCGTGAAACTGGCATCGTTATCGCCAAGGATCAGGACTTCATGCACCCCTGCCGGTGGTTCCCATGTCTTCAGGAGCCCCGCGCAAGTTGCAGCCCATACCGGAAGGCCGAAGAGTTTGCCTCCACAGATCGCCGTCTCGATGCCCTCCGCAATGCCCAGGCGCTCGGCAACCGGCCCTAATCGGACACAGGAGCCATTCAGCGAGAGCCCCGGCATCATCTTGCGAACCGGGTCCACAAGCGCCTTTTGCCCGTCTTGAGTCAAGTATGTGCGATGGACAGATGCCCCGCCCCCGCCCGCATACCGCATGATTCCGAGCATGGCGGGATGGATGCCGCCGCTTTGGGTGTGCCTGATGCCAGGATGCGCCCGCAGATCGCCAAGGATGGCTCCCGGATCGCCGCAGCGGTTCAAGAGGTAGGCATAGGCGGGAGTGCCGGGAACAACCCTCCCAGCGGCTTCCAGGAGCTTCCTACAAGCCTTGGATTTGTCCTCATCGGTGCGCTCGGGCTTCCGATCTGTCGCCACCGGGATATTACCGACGATGCGATCAACCTCAGAGCTGGCCTTCTTGAAATCCCAGCCATGGACAGCCATTAGGAGGTCAAGCCCATCCCCCTTTAGCCTGCTGCACTTAGAGCAGAAATACTTACCATTGAGATCGTCAGGAACAAAACGGAAACAGTCTTTGCCGTGTCCTGTAGGACATGGGGTGTGCTCCCCCGTTAGATATTTGGGGTCTATGCCCAGGGCGGCAAGGATTCCGGGCCACCTTCCACGGGCGGCATTCGCGGTGTCTAGGCCCATAGACACATCTCACCAAAGGCTCGCTTCGATCCGTTGCCCCGGCGCACTTGTGATGTTTCTGCCTTGCCAGCCTGGGATGTGATTACGCTTGGGCTCGGCTTGCAATCTTCATTCACGCCATGGCAAGGTTTCTTTATCCGACTGTTGGGAGTGGATGTACTAAGTGCAACACGGCAAAAAGGGCCGTCAAGTGAATTCGTAAAACCGGTATGCGTTTTGTGCTGTGGTCTGTGGTTTTTGGGTTGAATGTAGCACATCATGCCGCCCTCTGGCTCTTGGCCCATGCGATGTTCCGGGAGTGAATCCAGGACAGAAGCTCAGGCGTGGGCGGCTCTAGGTGGTATTCCTGATTGGGGAATGAGCCGAAGATGTTCTTGTAGTTCGCCTGTATCCACTTCTGGGTCTTCTTGCGGTCCTGGGCCAACTGACAGAGTTGCCCGTAGATGCTGGGCCTCCCCATGTCTTGCAGCCGGGTTTGGGCTTTGGGCTTCTTGCCGCGAACCTGGACAAGTTCACCGTCTGCCGTCTCAACCTCATTCGGGCGCTTGCTCTCGAAGCCGCAGGACGGACACACGGGCGTCTTGGGCGGCTTCATGTAGCTGCAATGCGGGCAGGGCTTAGGGAGGGGTTCCGGCTTGTCTTCGCCGCCCTCGCTTGCCTTCTTGGGCTTCCCATCGTCCAAGTGCGTCACGCTGAAATCCCAAGGGAAACCGAGCCGCTGGACGGTGCCGGAATGATCCAGCACAAGCGCCCGCGTCTTGCCCGTTTCGGCGCTGGTACGTAGGACGCGCCCGAACATCTGGACGTAGCGAACCTTGCTCTTGGTGGGACGCGCCAGGATGAGCGTCTCGCAAGCTGGGAAGTCGGCACCCTCGGACAGCAGAGCGCAATTGCAAAGCACCATCGAGCGCCCCGCCTTGAAGTCGGCGTAGATGGCCCGCTTTTCCTCATCGCTCATGTGATAGTCCACATGCACGGCGGCAATCCCGTTGGCTTTGAACTGGTCGCAGATGTGCCGGGAATGGGCGATGTTGACGGCGAAAACCATCGTTTGTTTACCGTGGGACAGCTTGAACCAGTGGCTCACTATGTCGCCCACAAGCTGGGCCTTGTTCATGGCCTCGCCTAGCTGGTCCTCCTGGTAATCCCCGGCAACCGTCTTGACGCCCCGGAGGTCAGGATCAGCGGGAGCCCATACATCGGCGTCCACGAGGTAGCCGGTGTCGATCAATTCCCGCATCGTCACGCCCGCCACGATGGATTCAAAGAGCGGCCCGCCAAGGGACGGGATGTTGCGCCCGAGCCCTTTCTGGTAGGGCGTGGCCGTGAGCCCGATGGATACCCTGCCCCTCATGATCTCGGCATACGCCTTGGTCCCGGCGCAAGCGTGACACTCGTCCAGGATCAGGAGGTCGTAGTGATCCATCCCGCGCTTGTCGAGCGTTTGGATGCTGGCTACGACTACATCAGACCGGAAATCCCGCGTGTTCGCGCCCTGGATGATCCCGTGTTTGATTCCGTAGGTAGTGAACTTATCACTGGTCTGCTCGATGAGTTGAACCCGGTTGCAGATGAACGCAACCCTTTTACCCTTTTCGCGGGCCATCTTCACAATTCCCATTGCAACCATCGTCTTGCCGCCCGCCGTGGGGAGGTAAGCGATGACGCGGCGCTGAGTCGCAAGGGCCTTGCGGCACCCGTTGACTAGTTTTTCCTGGTAGGGATGGAGGGTGAAGGTCTGCGGCTCGGGTTCGGGCTCCTGGAGCGCTTCCCAGAGTTCGAGATCGAAGCTCATGCCGCCGCCCCGAACATATGAAGCGCCAGGGCGTAAAGGTCTTCAATGATGCCCATTTCTTCCGCGATGTCGAGAGACTGGCATCCGGCGTGTTTCGCACGGGTGATGAGGTCCGTCTTGTGCCGATACTTGAACTGCTCAAAGAGTTTGTTCCATGCGGCTTTGTAGGCATCACCCTTGCCGCCGTGCTTCATGACCCAAGCCCGAACAACCATGTTGACCCTGGCCCTACCTGTCAGTTCAGGAACATCAGTGGATGCCGGGGGGAGGGTACCGAGGGTTTGGATGGCGGCTTGCTGGTCGGCTTCTATGGCCTCCATCTTCTCTGCAAGGGTTTTATGGCTGAGTTCGAGGTCAAGGATCTTGGCATCGTGCTTCTGGGCATTGGCCGCAAGCATGGTGAGCGCTTGGCCGATCTGCCCAACAATGTCCATCGGGCCGGAAGCCTGGGCCACAGGCATAGCCACCCGCTGCGCTACCTTTTCGCACTCGATGAAGTAGAGGCGGGCTACCCTGCCCTGCTCCGTGCCTGACATCATGCAGATGTGCTTCGCGGCCTCGACGGAGATCATGTAGTCCTTGGCGGGTCTGCCACGCTTCGGATTTCCGCTAAAGTTAGCGTAAATCACGTAGTCGATGCCTTCAGACAGGTTGGCCCTCTTAAACTGGTTCTTGGCCCAATTCGTGTAGTCCATCCCGATTTCCAGGAACGAATGGAGCTTCCGTCCGTCGATGGCGTTGACTTCCTGCCCCCCAATCGGGAGTGGCGAGACTGGAAGGAGTGAGTTAAGATTGTTCATGCTGCTTCTCCTATGAAGAAGTGGTTGAAGTTCAGGCCGTCATTCGTGTGACGGCCTTTTCGTTGGTGGTTTCGAGTTCGGCAATCTGCCGTTCGTTCACCACAAGGATGTGAAGCTCGGATGCGTGTAGTTCGGCCTTGCGGTAGTTCCCGCCATGGAAGGCCCACTTGATTTCATCCAACAGATTGTCAAGTCGGATCGTTTCGGCGGTCATCGCTCCCCCGGCATCAATAGACAGAGCGCTAAAATCACAAGGCAGGACAGGGCGTAGAGGGCTCTCATTTCGCCACCACGCGCCATCCGAAGAGGAACAGCGCCCAAGCCATGTGAGCGGTGACACCAGCCCAGATGACCACCAGGGCGGGAACTACGACCATGCGGAGGCCCTTCAGTGCGGACCTCATGCCGACATCCGTTCCGACTTACTGCGGGGCCGGTAGTGCTCGGCCTGGGCTTCGAGTTCCTGGATCAGCCGGCAGAGTTCAGGCCAAATGCTGAACCGCTCCTCGTCATCAATAACCCCGTCCGCCTGGGCATGGATCATCTGGGCCATGGCCTTCCCGTGGTGCTGGGAAATCAGGGCCAGGAGATGCGCCGGGTTGGCGACATGCACGGGGCCGATGTCTTCCTCGTCCACAAGCGCAATCCCGTTTTCCTTAGCGATCCAGCGCAGAACGTCCTTGCCGACTTCCTTCGTCCAGGAGGCCAGGAAGTGCGCGGGCATGGATTCAGGCTTGCCCTCATTCAGCCAGTCGCAAAGCAAACTGGGGCTGATCTTCATGTCGGAGGCAATGGCCTTGCGCTCACGACCCGACAGCAAAATGGACAGTTGCATCCGTTTCTTGAAGTTTTTACGAACGTCCCGGTGAATATCTTGGTGCTGTCCTTCGGGCGATTGGGTGCCGATACTTCCAGTCATAGGAGGCTCCAAGTGGAAAAATCAGAGGGAAGACCGGTTCAGGCGCTTCTGACGGGGTTGAGCAAGATGGGTTTTGACCCGCAGCCGGGAGATACGGTTTTTTTTGGCAAACGCCGGGACCGTCCCACCCTTGAGGAACTGGAGGCACGGCTGAAGGCGATTAAGCAGGAGGTCGCGGATCACGAAGCCTCCCGGAGGCCCTGGTGAGCCTGGAGGTCCGCAAGCGCGGGCGGGATCTGGCCTTCTGTGAACAGGTCAGGGAGGAGCTGCCAGCAGGGATAGAAGCCGTCACTGTGGTAGTGGATCAAGATGGCCGTGAGCCAAGGAAGATCTTTCCGTTCGCCGTTGATGGCGCGGGTAACCGTCGAAAGGGAAACCCCCATGGCGCGGGCGATTGAGGTTGCGGTGGGCGCTTTTGTCTCCATGCCTCCAGTATTGCCAATTACGCAACACTGTCAAGGGGGCGACAAAATTGCTGAGGGGGCAATATTCCACGACCATTTCAACATGGACAAACCATCGAAAATCGACGTTTGGCCCCAACGGAAGCGCTTCAAGGAGCTTTATGAGGCATACCGAAAGGGCTTCCTGCCCGCCAAAACGCGCCAGGTGGTAGCGGGAGAGCTTGGCCTTTCAGATGGGGGGCTCTACTCCCTGCTCTACGACAAGACCCGCAAGCCGGGGCTCTATGCCCTGCGGAATGCCTCTACCTTGTTCGATTGCCGGATAACGGAGCTGCTAGACGATCCTGGCGACACCCCAGAGGGGCTGGAGTCTACCGCCGATGCTGTCGCGCCGGAAGAAACCCGCGTAGCTATGCGGCGGATCTACGACCACTTAAAGACGATGACCCCCGGAGAGATTCAAAACGCGCTAAGAATGTGGGATGCTGCTATGACCATGAGGGGTAATTAATGAAGCCGAGTCCCGAAGAAATCCGAATGGCGCTGAAACAATTCCAGGATGACCTAGAGCAGATGACGCCTAGCCAACTTGGGCACACTCTGAAAATCTGGGAAATCGCCATCCAGGAAGGCATCATGCAGAACGGTGGGAAATGAACCAAGCATTCCCAGCCATGGCTCTGGTGGGATTGGTGGGATGTGCTACACCCGCATCATTGGCACAAAAGCCACCCCTAGTGGAATACAAGACCAGTAAGTCCGCCAAAGCTGTAGCCGCCAGAATTTCAAAACTATGGTCGGAACATTCCGGCAACATCAGCACTCTCCTGACGGAAGACGGATACGTTATCTCCCTGACTAACTATGTTGCTGGTGTGGACGCCACAGTAGTCATCTCAGAAAAGAACGGGGAAACTACAGTCAAATACTCGGAGCGCATTCCGTCACTGTCTCCAGCATGGATGAAGGACGCCGTAGAACTCAGCAAGTAATACCCCACTGATCCCACCGCCCTGGTTCGCCGGGGCTTTTTCATGCCTACTCGAATTTACACAAACATGACAAATCTGCCCTTGCGATCTTTTGCGCTGAAGGCAATACTTCAACATCAACACGGGTCGAGGCCCCCACCGCTCCTTGATAGCCCAATACCGAATAAATAGACGGCAGCGTTTCAGGACGCCGCCAGCAATGCCAGGTGGGAGAGCTACGAAATCCCTAAATGAGTTCCGGTGTGAGCTACCGGAAAGCCTGGAGCAACCGAACCCGGCGAGGTTCGGCAAGGGGAGCAGATGACGCTAGGGCTGCGGAACATCCATAGCAGCTCCCCTTTCTCAACCTCACCAACCCCATCCCAAAGCGGTAAGGAGAAGGTTTCCGGCCCCGTGATGGCGTTTTGTCTCCGTCGAAATCGGGGGCTCCTCATGGCGGGTATGCCGCCCCAAGCCCAGAAGCGCGAGGCGGAGAGCATGGGGAATCCGGGGGGCATGACGCCCGCTCACCCCCGGAGCCAATCCAACCCTTCGAGGGGTCGTCCAATCTCCATAAGACGGGGGTCGCACCCCTGAATGCCGGTATGGAATCCGGCCCCCTCGACCAATTCTCAAACCGTGCCGTGAAACCCGGCAGCGATAGCCCTATCTGGAGATACGCGAATGAACCTATCCACGTTGCACTTCCTCGCAGATATCACCTCTGTTGGTTTGTGGATCTACCTCTGGAATAACCAGCGACAGACGCGAAGGGCTAGGTGATCCATGAAGATCCCCCGCCTCATCCCCCGCAAGCCCACCCCACCCCGCACACCCGCCCCGATCAAGAGGAAGGCCGCATGAGATACGCGAACCTCCCCCGCTTTTTTGACCCCTTCGTTGTCCGTGGCGAATGGGGCTACCGCGCAGAGTTCCGCTGCGTTGAAGGCCATTCCTTCGAGGCACCCGGCTACACCCGAACCCACCGGCAGACCTGGGAGAGCCCCGAAGAGGGCGTCTGCTACTGCCCCGAGTGTGGGAGCAGCGACTACGGCGAAACGAAAGGTGAGCCCTTCGCCTTTACCGTGTTCAGCCGCCGCACCATCCCCATCCACCACCACCGACAGGAGGCCGCATGAGCAACCTGCACCCCATCTTCGCCGCCGCGCTGAGTCCCTTCAGCCCCGGCGCTTTCCCTACTCCCCGCCGCGCCATCTGTGCCTGTGGCGAACCCCTCACCTGTGAGATGGAGTTCGACGCGGGTATCTGCCTGGAGTGCCAGAAGGCCACGGCAGAACACAAGGAGCAGGCGTCATGAAGACCTACACCGTCATCATCCGCTCCAAGGGGGAGCCTGAACTTCAAACCAGCGTCAAGGCGGTTGGCCCCGAATCCGCCAAGCGCCAAGCCATCGCGGACGCCCTTTACATGGGGTGGACCCATCCCCGCGTCATCCGTTGCCAGGAGGCAGCATGAACAACGTCCAGACATTCAACGATGGGAGCGCCGCCCAGGTGCTTCCCATCCTCACCCCCGAGCAGGAAGCCGCCGCCGCGCTCCAGGAGGCCATGCAGGTTCTCACCCGCGCCAAGGCCGTCATCGTCACCACGGATGCCGAATACAGCGCCGCAGACGCCGCCGTCGCCAGCATCAAGAACGCGCAGAAGGCCGCAGAGAACAAGCGCACTGGCCTCGTCAAGCCGCTGAATGACACGGTCAAGAAGATCAACGCCGAATTCAAGCCGGTGGATGCCACTTTCGAGGAAGCCCTTGGGTGCTACCGCCGCCCGATGACCGCGTATCAGGCAGAACTGGCAAGGCAACGCGCCAAAGCCGAAGCCGCCGCCCGCAAGGAACGGGAGCGCCTGGAATCCGAAGCCCGCGCCAAGGCGGAAGCCGAGATCGCCGCCGCGAAGAAGGCCCAGGAAGAAGCGGATGCCGCCCGCGCCGCTGTGGATGAGGATGACGAATTCGCCATGCTCCTTGCCGCTGATGACTTGGCTGATGCCGAGCGCAAGGCACAGGAAGCCGCCGAAGCCGCAAGACAGGCCATCCGGGATACCCGCTTGGTCCTGCCGGAAGTCATCACGGCCCCCAAGGTGACGGGATCCGCTTCCAAGACCTTCACGGTCTATGGCTACGAGATTGAAGACGAAAACCTTATCCCCCGCCCCTATTGGGTTCTCGACCATGCCGCGCTCTTGCGCGATGTCCGAGCCAGTAAGGACGAATGCCGAATCCCTGGATTGAAACTCACCAAGAAGATCGAGGTCAAGTAGCCATGAGCAACGAACTCCGCACCATCTCCCCCGAGATAATTTCCAAGCTCGTCATTGGTGGCGACCTGAAGGGGCTCCAGCCCGCGCAGAAGGTCGAATACTACAACTACCGCTGCTCTCAGGCTGGCCTGGACCCCGCCGCCAAGCCCTTCGATCTGCTCATCCTCAACGGCAAAGAGATCCTCTACGCCAACGCCAGCGCTACGCAGCAACTCACCAGCATCCACAAACTGAGCCACGCGATCACCAGCCGAGAACTGACGGACGGGATCTATTGCGTGTTCTGCCGGGTCACCGGATCGGATGGGCGCTCCACAGAGAACATGGGCGCGGTTCCGATTGAGACGCTCAAGGGTGAGGCCAAGGCGAACGCCATGCTTAAGGCCACAACCAAGGCTATCCGGCGCACGGTCCTGGCTCACATGGGCCTTGGGCTCATGGATGAAACCGAAGTCGAGACGATCCCCGGCGCAACCAAGACGCCCCTGCCCGTCCTGAGTGGCGAGGTTGAGACGATCCCAGTTGCACCCGCTGGAGCCTGGGACATCGACGCCCTGGAGGAATTTGAAACCACCCTGGAACGGGCTTACATCGCGTTCAAGGCTGGCGGGAAGCCGGATGCCTTCGAGGGGTTCACAGCCAAGTGGAAGGCCCGCAAGACGGAGCCCTCAGAGAAGGTGCTGACCGAAATGGCCGCATTCGTCGGGAAGCTGGAGGCCGCAGCCGAGGCCAAGAAAGCGAAGGCAGCATGAGCCACCCACTGAACCGATTCGCCCTCGAATTCAAAGACCTAAAGACCTGCGAACTGTGCGGTGTACCCGAGAAAACCCCCGTCCATATCAGCAAATCAGAGGATAGGTGGACGGACGAACACGACCTAGCGACCAAGTTCCCGGATGACTGGACCAAAGCAACAGTCACCTACAAGATCCGGCGCGACGGGCTGTGCGACAGGTGCCACGCGAAGGTTAAGGAGGCGGCATGAACGCTCCAGAGAGAACCGCAGCCCAGAACGCGATCCGGGGGCTGCTGACCCAGACACCCGCACCGCCTGACGAAATCGACCGGCTGACCCAGGAGATCCAGCGGAAGGCGAAGCGTATCAAGGAACTCGAAGACTTCCTCCGCACCGTGAACAAGCGCCTGGAAGACGGCACCGCGTCCGACGATACCGTTTGGTTCGGCCCCTGCACGACGCTCTTTGAAGCCATAGAGGGTGTCCTGGACGATCCAAGAGCCAGAGGGGAGCAGCCACTACCGCTGGAGATCCCGGCATGAAGGACGGGAGCAAGCAACACAACGCCGGTTCCCCGGCCAGGGTCACCATCCCAGTAAGCCCCGTGGATGAGGCCCGCCACGCCCTGGACCAGCACGAACTCAGCCGACCCGACTACCTGAAGGCAACCCGCCCCAATGCCCCCGACGCCGAACGGCTCGCCTGGGAGCGCTGGAGGGATGCCCACACCAAATTAAGGACGGCGCTCGACATAGCGCGGACAGCGGAGCGGGTTGGGTGGAGGGACAAGGACGGAAACCCTGTGACACCCGATCCATGGAAGGCCACCCCCACGACCCGCGCCGCAGAGAACCGCGCCGCGCATCCCCCGAAGGACAAGGCTGCTGAATCCAGGGCCTACCGCGCCAGGAAAGCCGAAGGCACCGTCAAGGCAACTGGAAAGCCTCGCTCTGACGCTCCGTCAATTAATGCCCTCAAGAAACGCGCTCAGCGAGAACGGAGAAAAGCCGCATGAAATACACCGGGCTCGACCGTTTCTTTGATCCCTATGTCGTCCGGGGCGAATGGGGCTACCGAGCTGAATTCAAGTGCGTCGAAGGCCACACCTTCGAGGAGCCCGGCTACCACCGCACCCACCGCGCCACCCTCTGGGAGCCCGAGGAAGGCAACTGCTACTGCCCCGAGTGCGGGAGCAGCGACTACGGAAAGAACGACGAGCCCCGGGTTTTCAAGGCGTTCAGGCGGCGCGTTCTTCCCCGCGCAAAGGCAGCTTAGGTGTCTGCAGTTATTCCGGGATCGGACACAAGAAATGAGCACTGGAGCGGCTTTGCGCCGAACCCAACCAACCGGGAACGGACCCGAAAATCATGTCCAGAACTCCCCCATCCAACGAAAGGACCACCGTTGAGCCACACCATTGCACACGGAGCCATCAAGAATTATTCCTTCGAGCACCTGATCGCAGCCAGCCACAGCAAGACAGACAGCAAAACCCTCAAGGCTGTGGTCATCGGGAAAACCGTCACATACGAGGTCGAGTCACATGGTAAGCCGTGCCTGATCACCGATGACGGCGACCTTGCCATCGAAGCCTACAACCACGCCTAGTTTGTCCAGAAAGGTGAACCATGTTTCGCATCGGTAAGGTTTTCACCTTCGCCGCCAGTCACCAGCTCCTCCATCTCCCAGAGGGGCACAAGTGCCGCAACCTCCACGGGCACACCTACACCGTGGAAATCGCCCTAGCCTGTCCCGGCCTGAATCCTCACGGCTTCGTCTGTGACTATGGCGACCTCCAGCCCATTGGAGACTGGATCAAGACCGACCTAGACCACCACCACCTGAACGACCTCATGGAAATGCCTACCTGCGAAAACCTCGCCTCCGAGATTTTTTTCAGGTGGCACACAGTCTACCCAAACCTGGAGCGGGTTCGAGTCTCCGAGAGCCCTACCACCTGGGGGGAATACTCCCGATGACAAGGCGAGAGCGAGATCAGGCAAACCGGGACGCCCGCAGAGACGAGGGTATGTGTGTCTCCTGCGGGGCTGACCCCATCCCAGGACAACGCCAGTGTGAGGTATGCGCCGAGCGTCACCGGATCAGGAACCGGCGCTACTGGGCCAGGAGGACGCATTGATTCACTACCACGGAACACCGATGGGAGGGCCGAGGACTGACGTTGCCCGGTTCTTCCAGGGGCGTCATGCCCTGGTTCCGTTCCCCAGGCCCGAGGATCTTCCCATCGTGGCTGAGGTTGCCCGGTCCTTCGTCCTGGACAACGGGGCATTCACTGTCTGGAAGCAAGGCGGGACGTTGGACGTTCCCGGATACCTCGCCATGGTCGAAACCTGGAACCAGCATCCGGGATTCGACTGGGCCTTGATCCCCGATGTCATCGAGGGCACCGAGGCCGAAAACGACACCCTCCTTGCATCCTGGCCGAGCCATCTTCGAGGGGTTCCCGTGTGGCACCTTCACGAAAGCCTAGACCGGCTGAAACGACTGGGAGACGAGTGGCCCACGGTCGCTCTTGGAAGTTCGGGCCAGTGGTCCCATCCGGGAACCGCCTCATGGTGGGATCGCATGGATGCCGCGATGGTTGCCCTATGCGATGCCCACGGGAGGCCACCGTGCCGGCTGCATGGACTTCGAATGCTCGATCCCGAGGTGTTCGCCCGCCTTCCCCTGGCCTCGGCTGATTCCACAAACGCCGTGGTCAATGCCGGGAGCAAGGATCGGTTCGGGATCTACCTCCCGCCCACCGCAGCTCAACGCGCCGAAGTCATCGCCGCCCGGATCGAACAGCACAATTCCGCTCCCACCTACCGCCCATTCCCAAGGTCGCCCGAGCTATTCGGTGACCTTTTCCAATCAGCTTGATCTTGTCCAAGATCCTCCCGAGGTCCACATGAGCCCTGTTCAATGGCGATATTTCCCGAATCCCTACCGCGTGTTCTGTGGTCGCTGGTGGCGTCACTTCTTCGACCTCCCGTCGCTCTGGTATGACCTTCGGGATGCCGTTCAGAGGGCGCGGCGTGGTTGGGCAAATGGGGACATCTTCGACCTGATGAGCTACCACGCTGGCGTGACCCTTGGGCTTCTGAAGCATTTCAAGGCTCACCACCACGGCTACATGGACGGGATGACCCCCGAAGAATACGAAGCCAAGCTGGACCTCGCCGTGGATGCCTGGGAAGCGAAGAACGCTCTGCTGACCGATGCGAATTGGGACGCCGAGAACCAGAGCTATGAAGAATGGTCCGCGCCCTTGATCGAGCGTTGGGAGAAGGGGCACCCCGCCTTCCTTGAAGTTTACGATTCCCTTTGGAACTGAATGCTTTTGTCCATTTGCGGGACGCCTCTGCAATAGGGAGGCGATCCCGCGCCACCACTCACTGACCTATTGCAACTGTCCATCCTCGGAAGGAGGAATCCATGAGTATCTGCGAGGACTGGGGCATTGATCCCAACCGCCGATTCGCCTGTGAGAAGTGCGGCAAGGAATGGGGTCCGATCGGTCCAGGGTGCCCCTTTTGCGCCGCCGCCGACATGACCCGTTTCGTTGCTCCCTCCACCCTCCAGAAGCGCATTGGGGAGTGGCAGACCCGCACCTTTGGGGATGCCCAGACCGTCCAGGGAATCGACTGCCATCTGATCCGGGAACTGCAAGAACTCCTGGATGCCGAGCATGGCGAAGCCGAGCAGGAGGAATGCGCCGATGTCCTGATCCTTCTCATGGGCAGAGCTCACCTGATGGGATTCAACCTGCTGGAAGCCGCTGAAAAGAAACTCGCCATCAACCAGACACGTACCTGGGGCAAACCTGATGCCCAGGGCGTCATCGAACACAGCCGTTGAGGCTGTCCAGAATGGAGCCCCTTCTTTGCTGACCCTCGCCCCCATCGACTTCCCGGATGCTGCGGCCTTCATCGGCTTGCACCACCGGCACCACCGGCCTCCGGTTGGCTGGAAGTTCGGAATCGCCGCGATGGATGGGGAAACCCTCCGGGGCGTGGTCATGGTGGGCCGTCCCGTGGCGCGTCACGCCGACGATGGCTTCACACTGGAAGTGCTTCGATGCTGCACCGATGGCGTCAAGAACGGGTGCAGTTTCCTTTACGCAGCTGCATGGCGGGCCGCTCGAAACCTGGGCTACCGCCGCCTCATCACCTACACCTTGCCCCAGGAGGGCGGGGCCAGTCTCAGGGCAACCGGGTTCCGCGAACTCTACCAGACCCCCGGCAAGTCTTGGTCCTGCCAGTCCCGCCCCCGCGTAGACACTCACCCACTCGGCCCTAAGACCCTGTGGGAAATCACCGACGAACAGGCTTCGGCCTGAAGTTGTCCATGACCGACCCTACCAACCCATTCGCCGCACACATTCAGGGAGAACGCGCCATGACGCAGAACGCCAAGGCTTCCGACATTACCAAGGGGAAGGATGCGCTCCGCTACCTCTTGAATATCTCGCAGGAGCAGCCAAGAGCCCAGTTCCAAACCATCCTCGACAAGACCCAGGACAGCGCCGGGGCGACAACGCGAGAGAGACTTGAAGCCCTATGGCGTTCCATCTGACGCCTTTTTGTCCAAATCCAACCGTCAAGGATTGCTTGACAGTTCAGTGGTCAAGGATTGCTTTACAACTCACGGAGACCCGATGAACTTCAACCGAATCGACAGCGTTGCACGGTTGGGCTACCAGTTCGCGGCTGGGAATGGCGGCATCCCGAGGCTTACGGATCAACTCGACATCGACGCCTTCAACGCAGGGATCAGCAACCACAATTCCCGTCACGGGACTGCTATGGGGCTAGTGAAAGAGGGCATGAAATCAACCCACATTCAGGGCAGCAACAACGGCTTGGCGGATAAAGAACTCGCCATCGTCGGCGCTTGATGTCCAGAAAGGGACCACATGACCAAACCGTTGATTGACCAAGCCGTTGACCGTTTCCTTGGCTGGAAACTGCCCAAAGACTTCAACCCGGATGCCGGGATCACCTTCAAGGCGGACTTCAATGAAGGCACTCCCTACCCCATGAAGCATGAACCCAGCGGGACCAACCTGTTCACCGCTACCCAGGCGAAGGCGATGCTGGACCACGCCGCCGCACCCTTGATTGCCCGTGTAGCGGAACTGGAGGCAACCAATGATCGCCTCCTGCAAGACCGGCTGGACTACTCCCAGGTCACTACTACTGAGGGGCTGAACGCCTCTGAATGGATATGGCGCACCGGGAAAGCCGAGCGTCGTGTAGCGGAACTGGAGGCAGTAGCACAAGCCGCTGTTGCCTCCGTCAAAAATCCAGCATGGTCGGGTATCTGCGACGAGGACGTTGCCCTCGAACAAGCCCTTATCAAAGCCAAGCTCATCTGAGCATGTCCAAAACCATCACCTCTGGAGAACACATGGAATTTCTCGAATTTCCCAAGATCGCCCGTCTATCCCGCGAGTGCGTCATCACCGAGAAGATCGACGGGACCAATGCCCAGGTCTACATCACCGAGGACGGACAGATCCACTTCGGCTCTCGCACCCGCTGGATCACGCCCGAGGATGACAACTACGGCTTCGCCCGGTGGGGCATGGAGCACCGCGAGGAACTGCTCCAGCTTGGCGAAGGTCGCCACTTCGGGGAGTGGTGGGGGCAGGGCATCCAGCGGAAGTATGGGCTGACCGAGAAAAGGTTCAGCCTGTTCAACGTGTCCCGCTGGGATGGTGAGGACCGTCCCGCCTGCTGCTCCGTGGTGCCCACCCTATATCGTGGCGACTTCATCAACGATGCCGTGACCGCTGCGCTGGAAGACCTTCGGTTGAACGGGAGCAAGGCTTCCCCTGGATTTATGAAGCCCGAGGGGATCGTGGTCTACCACACCGCAGGGCGCATGTATTTCAAGAAGACCATCGAGAAGGACTCCGAACCCAAATCCAGGCAGATTGCCTGCTGATGTCCAAGATAAGGAACCCAGCCCATGACTGATGAAATGGAAGAACTCGAATCACTCCGAGCGTCGAACCACGCCTTTTCCATGCAGGTGGAGGCGCAACAGAAACTACTCGATGCTCTCACCACGCCAAACGTCTCCTACTTCGACATGACCCCAGCGGAGGAGATCGCCCAACTGGAATCCAAGGTTAAAAGACTTGAAGCCGAGGGTCGATTCTCTGGCACCTGGGCTGACTACCACGAACACATGACGCGGAAGGTTCAAGTGATGGAGGAACAGGAACATTTGTTCTGGGAAGCCCTCACCACTTACGGGCAACACACCGTCGAATGCACCTCCCACACATCAAGGGATGGGCGCTGGCTCCATTGCAACTGTGGATGGGAAACGCACCCATTCAACCCCATCAACAAGCCGAGAGGCTGATGTCCAGGAGCACAACGATGCCCAACGAATACGAGTCCCACCCCAAAGGTTCCCCTGGTAGCCCTGCCGCTGTCGCCAACGGATGCACCTGCCCGGTGCTGGACAACGCCCGAGGCGCTGGCATCGGTGGAGGGCACTTCTGGGTCCACGAGGGATGCCCGATCCACAACAACGACAAGGACACCATGCCGATTTTCCCGGAGCCCGTATGACAGTCAGCCCTGCCGAACTGGTCCAACAGCAAATCGAAGCCGTTCTTCCACCGACCTACTACGCCCATCTGCCTGCGGTGGAACGGGTAAAAATGCTGATAGAAGCGTGGAGCCTAGCTATGCAGGTAAACGCAAAGCAACAAGACCTCCTGGACGCCCTCACTACACCGAATGTCTCCTACTTCGACATGACCCCAGCGGAGGAGATCGCCCAACTAGAGGCGAGGCTCCAGGAGGGACAGTCCGTCTTGAAACGCAGATGCGAGGAGTGTGATCGCTACCGAGCCGCCCTAGAGTGGATCGCCGGGAAGGAAAACCACGCCGCAGGGCTGGAAATCAATTCCCGACTACGCGCCAAAATCGCCCTAGACCCTAACCCGACACGCTGATGTCCATAACCACCCCCCTACCCCAGAGGAAGGAACCATGAACCCCGACAACCCCCCCAAATTGATCGACTGGCGCGGCCTATCCGAACATTTCAAAGCATTCCGAGGTGAAGGGATCGGCTATCACACACTCCAGGCGTGGCAGACAATGGGAATGCCCCACATTCGCCAGGGTCGCCGGGTCTGGTATGAGTGGCAGGACTGCCTAGACTGGTGGAAGATGACCTTTGCAGTCATCAGGCGGGCCGGATGATCCTCTTTCGCGTTGGCAAGGTTTGGCACTACCGCTTCCAGGTCGCCGGGAAGCGAGTCCAGAAATCAACCGGCGTCAAGATCAAGGGCCAAGCTGAAGCGCTGGCCCTTGTTGCGTTGTCCGAGGCAAAGCAGCGCAGCCGTGGTGAGGAACCCATGCTCACCCTCGGCAAACTCAAGAAGGCATGGCTAGAAACCCACTCGGCAACGGTATCGGCTGGGCACTGGCGAAACGTCAACGCCTGGGACTCACACGGGATGGATGACGCCAAGATGGACCGGCTCACCACAGAACTTGTTGAACTGGCGAGAGGGAAGCACCTAGAGGGCCGAAGTCCAGCAAGCGCAAATCTTTGGATGCGAACCCTAAACCTACTTGGGAACTGGGCAATCAAGCGCGGCATCCTCGACACTCTGCCCTGGCGCGTCAAAATGCAGAAGGTCCAGAAGACCCCCCGGAAGACCTTGCCAGTAGATAAGGCGCTGGAATGGCTCCATGCGGCAGAGGGGCACGGCAGGAAATCCAACAAGGTCGCGCTAGGGATCGTCCTTCGGCTCATGCTCGGCCTCGGGATGCGCGAGGGCGAGGCCCTTGGTGCCAGGTGGGAGTGGCTGGATTGGGACCGCAAGACATACACTCCCGGCAAGACCAAGGGCAAGGAAGCTGATGCCATCCCATGCCCTGGCTGGCTCATGGACTGCCTGAAACCGCACAAGGCAGACCTCGGGCTCATCATCGGTGATCCTCACCCAACCGGGTTCACACGCAAGGCCATCGCCTTCGCCAACCAGGAATGCAAGACGCCAGGGCTTTCCCCCCATCGTCTCCGGGGAACCTTCGCCACCCTGCACAGCGAAGCGGGAACCCCCGTCCAGACCATCCAGCGAATGCTTCGGCACAAGGATGTCAAAACCACGATGGCCTACTTGGAGAGCCACACCGAACAGGCCAGGGAGCAGCAAGAAGAAATCGGGAAGCGACTTGGGTTTGCATAATCATTTTTTGCCTGTGGCGAGAAAGTGGCGAACCATCCCCGCGAACCCGCGCCACGGCTACATTCCCGGAAGACTACGAATCTGAGGGTCGGGCGTTCGAATCGCTCCGGGACCACCACTTAAAGCCCCGTCACCATTAGGTTTCGGGGCTTTTTGCTACCCGTCCGTATTACTCCGAGATTGCCGCGAGTTGCTCGTAAGTGTTGAGAAATACCCGCCGATTTCTGGTGAGTGGCGAGAAAGTGGCGAACAGGGTTCCCCTGAAACCCAACAGGCCCGGAGCCTCCCAGCCCCGAGCCTGTCATGCGTGGCGAAATCCGCCGAAACTGCGGATTACTACGCGACCCCCAGCAATACCCTCACAGCTTCCTCCGCGTACGATGCGTCCGAGTGGACCACCCGAAGCAACTGGTAGTTCGCAATGTCGTGCCGATCCTTCGCGTCCGTCATCATCCCAAGGCACACACCAGAACTACGACTCGCAACCTCCCAGATGCGCGGAAGGATCAGGGGGGTTGCCAGGGCGATCTCGCAGGCTACCCGGATGCGTCGGGCTTGCTCGGCCAATCCAATATGGCCGAGCGCTAGGAGTTCTTCCTCGATGTCCCTGGCCTCCTCACTTGCCGCCCGCATTGCAGCCCCGTTCATGATGAATTCTCCTTATGAGTTGGAAATGGATGGACAGACTAACAGCCGGGGCATGACACCCACTGGCGAAGATGGGATGTGTAAACCTTTTCTGCCTAGTGCTGTAAATAAGTTGCCCATTCGTTAATATGTTTGGGGTTGGGGGCCGATATAAGTGTAAATATTTAGAGGAGGCAGCCTGTCCCCTCGTCGGACCCCCACCCGTGCCGCGCTCAAAAAGGCAACACTTGTTCTAGACGCTGCGGTTCTGATCGCGGGAGAGCGGGGCTGGGCAAACGCAACGCCAGCGCGGCTTTCAAGGCTTCTTGGTATATCGCCTTCTGAGATATCGCTGTACTTGGGAGACGCGAAAGCCATCCAGGACGCCGTTGTCATGCGTGAGGCAATTCGGATGATTGACGGGCTATCTCCCTTGAACGATAGAGCCCATAGCCCCCACATGAGGCTACGCAGCGTCCTGGCTGTGGTTCTCGGTAGCCACACGATAGGCGAACTCAGAGCCCTCTGGATGCTGGCAGAGTCTCGCGGGTGGCCCTACTCTGGACCCGCCTTCTACGTGGTGGTGGATGCGCTCGATGTGGTCGTCGGGAAACACGCAGCGGATCTAGCAGCGGCATGGGCTGGGATCATTTTGAGGCGAGTCCGAACACCCGGAGCCAGCAGCATCGCTGATATCCACGCGGCTATGCACCGGGCGGCGCTGGGGTTCCTTGCTAAGTCGTAAAATTGCCCGACATTTTAAGCATGGTGAAAGCCTCCCCCGTCCGTGTTTGGCTAGATGGATGCCAGTTCGCACCCAAAGAGGCCGCCCGAGGCGTGGCGAGGCTGCGGCCCCGACGCGGAAGGTGACTGTGCGCTTGCCGGAAGAACTGGTCCCCGTTTTTGAGAAGCTAGCCCAGGAGCATGGGCGCTCCCTCCATGCGGAACTCAGGGCCGCCCTTGCCTTCTGGGCTGATGCTCACACGGCCAAGTCAGAACCGCATGAGTTGAGCCGCGATCCCGACGCCGTAATACCTGTAGCAGTCCGCGTGGACCCCTAGACGGTCCTCGGGCTTGACCTTCCACCCGAGCCACACGCCCCATTGGGTGTTCTGCCAAAGCATCCCCACATACGGCCCCTGCCAGCAAATAAACCACCCCGCCCTGCCCTCCTCAGGCATCCGGCTGGAGCCGACATAGCGAATCCTGGCGGGATCCGGCCGTGTGCCGAGGATTCGCGCAAATCGAAGGTTAGTGACCGGATTCCGCAAGAACCAAGTGAACGGCGTCCCATCGAGGGATGCCCACCACTCGGGACAGATCCCGTCCTCCCAATTCCCTAGCCACCAGTCCAGGATGGGGTTCACGTAGTATGCGACCCGGTTCCGAGGGTATACCACCGATGGGCGAATCACGGTCTTGGCGTATCGTGAAGCCAGCCACGCGGCGGGTATACCCAGGAGGTAAAGCGGCAGGAAGACCAGCACCTCGACCAAGAGGAACGTCAGGAGGCCCCACAGGGTCATACAGAGGGCTCTCATAACCCCATCTGCTCGATCGGCGTCTCAATGATCCAGGCCCGGAACTCCTCCCAGGAGCCGAGCCCGAGATTGGCCTGATACTCCTCCAGGAGCCCGTCTGGGTCGCAGAGGAGCCACTGGCGGTCAGGGGGGCGCACAGCCAGCGCGGCGACCCTCCAGATTTTCTTGGCCTCGTCCTCGGCGAGATCCGTCTGACCCATCTTCACGGCCGTAACCACGGCCTTCTGCCCCGCCGTGCGCTCCGCATTCGCGGCATCGTCGATGGTGGAGGTTTCCCGGTAGCTGGCGATCCCCTGGAGTTCGGTCATGACCTTCGCCAAGGCCGCAGCATTGGTGTTCTGGAGGCCCGCAAACTCGTAGGCGAGGGCATCGACCTTCCCTTTCGCCGCAATGATCGCGGCCTTCTCTCCACTCAGGTAGGTGAGGGTGTCAGATAGATTTGCCATGCTTGCTCCTTAGAATCTGATTGAGGCATAACCAGAGCCGCCGTTGCCGCCCACGGTCCCTGTGGCCGTCCCACCACCACCGCCGCCACTGTTGGCAGTGGCACTATCGCCTGATATAGATACGTTGCCACCCGCACCGTATCCCCACCCAGAGGCACCGCCGCCGCCCGGAGCTTGCCCAGCCAGCCCGCCGCCCGTCACCCCCCCACCAGCCGCCGCAGCAGTTCCGCCGCCGCCACCGTTGGCCGTGAGGACACTCTTGAACCCGGCAACCGCTGTAGTGCTGACGCCGGGAGCCGTTCCGCCGCCGCCCGTTCCGCCCGTGGTGTGCGCGGGCGCGTTGCCACCAAGCGCCGTGATGGTGGCGAACCCGCTTCCGGTCATCGTGGAGTTTCCGCCCGCGTTGCCCACGCCAGTCGTTGAGCCTGTCCCGCCCGTGCCGATGGTCAGCGTGTAGGTAGTCCCAGGAACCACCGTGACCTTGAGCCGGAGGGCTTGGCCTCCCCCACCTCCACCGCCCCCGCCCGTGTATTTCACGCCACCGGCACCGGCCCCCACGATGGTCAGTTCGATGCTGGTCACACCTACGGGACAGGTCCAAGTCCCCGTGGAAAGGAATTCTTTGTAATTGTTCATCACCCGATCTGTGACAACCGCCGCCTTATATCCGTTGATGTTGACGCTTCCACCAAGTTCACACACACAGTCAGGGTCGTTGGTGCCATCCAGGAAGTAGGAAGTGAACCGAGTCCCAGAGAGCTTGAACCCCACAGGAGGCGTGGTGCCGGTCCCAGCGACATAGGTGCCGTAGCCCGCAGCCCCGAGGGACTTCAGTTCGTTGGTCAACGTGAGGTCCGACATATTGATGAGGGCCTGGAGGGTGCCGTCCACGATCAGGTCTGCATCAACTTTTCGGATAGCGGATAGTTTGGTCACGTAGACTGAGCCCGTAGGGGCGCTAGCGGCTGCGATGCCATAAACATAGAGGAAAGCACGTTGGGCGTTCGCAGGCACAGTCATTGTGCCCTCGTAGGTGACAAAACCACCATTCGTTGCTGGAATTGCTATCTGCTGACTAACCCAACCAAGAACCCCAGAAATACAGCTCTCGCACCATAGGTATATGGCTAGTGTCCCCGCAAAAGTGGAATCCCTGTATGCCGAAACAGAGACCAGATACTTGTCTCCAGGAACAACAGGGAAGCCCTCTTGTGAGCCGAGAACATATGGATTAACGCCAGTGAAGAAAGATATGATTGCTGAAGCGGCCAACCCCGCAGTATTCATCTTGATGACTTTAGGGGTAGGCGCACCGGATACTGCCACGAGCGAAATGTTGGCTGGGCTACCCTGCAACTTGTATTGGCTAAGATTGCCGAGCGCTAGGTTAGAGTCAGCAATTAAATTTTCGCTGTTAGTGACAGTCAGGTGGCTAGTGTAGATTTGTTTCGCCGCAATAGCGTCTGCCATGATTGATTTTGTGTAGATCCGTCCACCATCAATCTGAGTAAGGTCGGAGGCATGGCCATACCAGCCTTGAACGGTGAAGGTGGCCGCACCCGCGACATCCGAGGGCGAGTAGCCTGCCGAAAAGGTGGTGGTGCCGCTGATCTGGATCTTGCTGGCCGCGATCCTGAGTGCCCCCTCGGTGGTGGCGTTGATGGTGGCGATGACGTTCTGATCGGTGGCGGGAACGAAGTTCAGGTGGTCAAGCGTGACCGCGCCATCTTCAATCAGCACCGATCCGGCCTTGCGAATGCATGAAATTTTGGTGACGTAGACTGCCCCTGTCGGTGTCCCTGTGGAGGGGGCTGCAGCCTGAACATAGATGAAGCCACGCACAGCGTTGGCCGGAACGGTGACTTCCATTCCCATCGTGGTGTAAGCGGCACTCGTGGGCGCAAACACCCCACCAGAACTGGACCATGCCTGGGTTCGTGGAGAACCCGGAACATCCGTTTCGCAGAACAGGTATGCCCGCAGAAGTCCATTGAAACTTGCATCTTTACACGCATTGAGCGACAAGTAATATTTATCGCCTGGAACAACCGCAAACCCCTCATCAGAGGAATGAGAGTAGGGATTCACCCCAGACCAAACAGCGGTCACGCTGTTTACTGCGACACCAGTGGTATCTAGTTTTAGAATATTCGCTGTTGGGGCAATGTATGATCCCATAATCGAGACTTTGGTAGTGTTCCCGTATGGCGTGTATTGGCGAAGATCGCCAAAGGCCAGATTAGAATCAGCAACCAAATTTTCGCTGTTAGCCACCACCATCTTGTCAGAGGTGATAGCCTTCGCTGCAAGTTGATCCGTGCCGATAGCCCCCACGCCAATCTGGCCAGCCGTAATGGAATTTGCCGTAATTCGATCTGCGTCTATCGACCCAACAATCAGTCGATCACCGTCAATGGTTCCAGCGGTCATGTGGGAAGTTGTGACTGAGCCCGCAAGGATCTTTGTTGCTGTCACAGAATTAGCCGCTAGTTCATTGGCCGTAACGGCATTGGCGGCGATTTGTGCCGCCGTGATGCTATCCGCCGTAATGTCGGCGCCGTCCACCGAGACGGTCCAGGTGGTCCCGGTGAATCGGTAGAGCTTGTTGTCTGTGGTGAGAACTACCGTGTCGCCAGCGAGGTAGCCGGTGAAGGGAGTGGCGGGTAGAGCGCCTACCGTGCGGGGAGGCCTAAGCCCTGATGACAGTTTTGTAATATCCAATGCGCCCGAGGCGATACGGGCGGCATCCAATGTTCCGGTGAGGTCTGGGGCGTCCACATCCTTGTTCCAGACTCCGGCCTTGTTCCGGTAGAGTTTCCCGTTTGTGGTGAGGAATACCTGTTTGCCAATGTAGTAGGTCGCATTGGGAAGTGTCGGGAGCGTAGCCACAACCTCCGGAGCCGCGGCCCGTGCGTCCTGGGCGACAGCAGTAGCCGCAAGAGCGTTCGCAAGCGCGAGTTCGTCTGTGGCATCGGTGAACTCAAGGAAGTCCACTTCAGCCACAGCACCAACGCCAGTGCTGTAATTCACCAGCAGCAGCGGGCGAACATATTTGCAAGTGGTGAGCAAGTGCCCAGGAGTTGTTGGGTCAGCACTGCCGTATGAAGCCGCAGCCGCTGTCCCCTTCCAGTAGCCCGTATACTCGTGCCATCCATCACCAGCGACATTCATCGCGTAGACGCTGCCAGTCAGAGCCGCGTAGCAATTCCCGAGATCAGTCGTGCCGTCCTCGGCGTACTGCTTCAGCCCAGCGTAGAACAGCTTTCCACCGCTGGTTGGATCGGTGATTTGGCGATAGCGCACTCGGACCTTGTATGTCCGGTTGGGATCAAAGGCGATATTCGAGCCCCAATAAAGATTCTTGTAGCCAGCAATGCGTAGAACCTTGCCACCTGTGGACCCACCAAGTGGAGTCGTGATCGTGGCGACACCGCCACCACTCGTCCAATCCGCATCCCGGTAATCGTCCCAGGTCTGCCGCCAGGGGAGGTTGGTGTGGACGGCCCGCTCCGCGAACAGAGCCGACACAGAGGCGAGGTCTGCCGTGATCTCAACATCAAGCCCCTTGGCGAAGGCTCCCGAAGCGATGGCACTCTTCAGGTCGTTCGAGGCCGACCGCACGGCCAACCATTTGGGATCCCACTCGCTGGCCCGCTTCCCGGCTCCAAGGGCGGTGTTTCCTGTGGTGGTGTGCCAGCCGACAGGGGTGCTGGCGATGGTGCCGCCGATGAAATCAGATCCCCCCAGGTAGGTTTCAACGAGAGCCGTGTAAGCCGCGTCATAGGCCGAATGGGACACACTGTAGGTAGTCGCATCGGCCACGAGCTGCGCATGTTCGGCTACCAGCGCGGCGTAGTCCTGGAGGATCTGGGGTTTCTCGTTCAGGCTCAGGGTGTCCGGATCATTGATGGTGTTCACGCCATCCTGGGCCGCAGCCGCCGCCGCCGCCGCCGATGTCGCCGCATCGTCGATGGTCTGTATCCCTGGCGGCAACGCCGTGGGGTCTGCCACTGTGGCAGACTGTTCAAAGTAGAGCGATTTCCGACCCGCCGAATACAGTGCCACGACCCGAACACGGTAATCGCCGGGAGTCACATCAACCGCCTCGGCACAGGCACCCGAGACGCGCATCGTTTGCCAAGGTCCATAGGCGAGGCTGTATTCCGCCGCGTAGCTGGTCGCATCATCCAAGGGAGGCCACGAGGCCGAAAGCACGGACGCGATATGGTTTTGGTAGGTGCGGGTGGAGGTTGTCAGCGTCACCGTGGGCGCGGTCAGGGTGAGCGACTGCGTGACGGATGGTGTAGTCAGGTTCACCTGATCCGAGTATTTCGATGGGTCATGGAGGAGCGCCGTGATCGCGTAGTTCAGCGCGTCCGTCTCCCGGATGCTCACCACGCGATAGAGTTTGATCCCCGCTAGGTTGTTGCAGATCCAGAGCCCTTGAGCGGGAGGAGCCGAGCTAAAGGCGCTCGAAACATTCAGGGTGGTGTAGGTTCCCGCCGAGTTGCTGACCGTCTTGGATTCCGTGACCCCGGTGGAGAGTCGGCACCGGAGGTAGTAGGTTCCCGCGCCTAGCGTCACTGGAGCGTCAAGCGTGACAGCGGTGGTAGTGGCACTCACCACGCGCCCGCCCATGCGAGACGAGCCCGCCCGGTCATTGTCCTGGACTTGGATCACATCACCGGGCAGCACCGTGGAGGCATCGAGCCCCGCGCCAAACGTCACTGTTTCGGTTTCAAGTTGCTCTGTGGCTAGAATCCAGTTCCCATACCGTTGCGCCTGCGCCTGGGAAGTGCAGCCGATGGCCTCCTGGGACACCACCTGGAGCCCGAATCGAGTGATGTTCGCGGCGTCTTCAACGTATTCAATCGCCTTGGAATAACCCGCCGTGGGGTCGATCCAGGAAACGAGCGCCGCCGTGTGTCTTGCCGCCCGCGCCGTGCCCTGATAGCTGAATTTGCCATTCAGGACATTGGCTTTGGTGAACAGGGCCACGGGAGCTTGGTCAACGTCCTGGACCGGGACCACAAGCCCCGCCGCGCTGTAGAGCATTCCCCGGAAGGCTGAGGCGAGATGCGCCAGGACTTTGATTGCTTCCTCTTGCGCCTGGAGGTGGAGAGAACAGGTAAAACGCGGCTCCAGGTTGGCCGGATACGCGATGCCTGAATCAACCATCTGGTCGCAAACCTGCGAGATGTTGTAGAGCGCCCACTTGTCGATACCCGTCGCCTGGAGGTAATTCCCGGCCCCGTAGCGCGGCTGGGTTGCGAGGTGGTAGAACAGCCACGCGGGGTTGGAGGTCCAGAGGGTCTTGAATGTGCCGTCCCAGGTGCCGCCCGTGGTGCCAACGCCCGTGGTTGCATAGGCCGCAGCCGTCCATACCTTGGTGGTAGGGTTCTGGCTGGCTGGGGTGTAGTTCGCTGGGACGCTGACCTTGACGCCGTAGCACTCGGAATGAACGGCGGGAAGGTTCGGAAACTGCTTGGCGGATACCAGGAGAGCCAGTAGCGCGGTATTCGGGTAGCGCAACCGGGCATCGGTAATTTCGGTGTATCCGTTAAGGTAGGTCTTGTCGTACTTGATCCAATCCGTCTCGTTGACCTTCACATAGTCAGGTGTGACCCGAGTGATTCGGATATCCCATGGCCCGGTTCCAGGCAGTTCCACGCGGTAGCCGATGACGATCTCGGAGGCATACTTCCCCTTAATCACGCCGTTCTTTGCGAGTGGAATTGCAACATAGGAGCCCACCGGCTCACTCGTCAGCTTGCGCTCAATAGTCACCTGGACCGTCCCGAGGCTCTCCACGCCATCGGTCGGACGGATCATCTTGAGTTGAGGAATCCCGATCTTGACCCTGACCGCCGAAAGCCCCGTGGGGTTGATGGTCCGCGTCACCGTTGCGGCGTGGGTCACTTCAACGCCGATGGTGACTTCAGATTCGGACTGCTCAAAGGCAGGGATCACGCCCTGCGTCTGGGTTCCCCTCGTGTGCGCGACGGATAGCCCCGTGAAGTTGAAGTTTCCGCCCGAATCCAGGACCGGAGTGCCATCCAGGAATACCGACTGGAGCCCATTCACCAGGCCCCCGATCTCCCCCTCAGACAACGCCACCTGGACGCGCCCCCACTGGAGCGCTTCGTCCGGGTATGTCATGTTTGGATCTGGCGACCCCCCCGAAGGCAGCGGCGTTCCCCCATCAACCCACGGCATATTCCCTGCTGGCATGTTGACCCCTTACGCTGGTTCCTTCGCCCACACCCAAGGGGTCGTATCCCCGTTGCCGACTGCGACCGTAGGCGTTGCTTCGTTGCCCTTGCCGCCTAGCCCGTTGGTGGGCCACGCGCCGTTGGACATACCCATGCTGATTAACGCTCCGCCGATGCGTAGGGGGCCGCCTAGCAGCACCGGCACAGGGTTCCCCTGCCCGACCGTGAGGTGAGGACCGCTAAAACTGTAGGTGGGAGCGTCACCGGGGCCTTTGTCGCCCGCGCTCTGGTCGTAGACCGGGGAGGCTGTGAGGACCTGGGCCACGCCGCCGATGATCATAGAAATTCCAACGGGTAGGAGGAACGAACAGCCGGGGATGAAACTGGCGGCGATCAGAATTGAGCCGATGACCACACCCGCAAAATCACCCTTCGCTCCAGCAACGACCGGAACGATTTTGATTTCCTCTTGGCCCATCGGTGCATGAAGTTCGTCCTTGCCTCTTACCTCACCGCCCACCAAAACGCGATACCCAGGCTCCGAGTACTTCAGCATGTGAGCCCGAAACCCATCAATAACGGTACAGAGCGCACGTATGGCCTCGGCTGGAGACTCAACAGCGAGCAAGAATTCCTTCCCGAATCGCTTTCTTAGATGCCCATAGAGAATGACCCGCCGCAACTTCATGCCGCCCTCCGCAGAATGGTCTTGAGGCTCTGGACCCACGCCCCGATAGGCTCCTGGACGCTGAGACGCCCCGGCAGATGGTGGAGGATCTCGCCAGAGCCGCAGTAGACCGCGCAATGGTTCGGGATCTCGCTCTTGATGCCGAACAGCATCACATCGCCGGGTTCGGGTTCTCCCACGGGATAGAAGCCCGCCAGGGGAGCGCAATCGGTGAACAAGTCCCGTTCTTTCCAGAAGCCAGGAGAGCGCAGGAAGTCGGGAAGCCCCTGGAGGCGATCCCGAACCAGGGACAGGCAATCTTCCACGCCCCACGCGAAGGTTCTGCCCTCTGCTAGCGAAGATCCGAACCGCGCCCATTCGGACGTTTCGGGGACCACGATCCACCAGGGGATGCCCATGGTTCGCTGATTAGCCTTGTCGCACTCGGAGGGCGTCAGGTTGCCGCTCGGATGGCTGTGGACTACCCCCAGGACGCGCCCGGTGTCCTCAGCGTTGACCCAATCCTCAGGGTGGATTCTGAATTCGTCCTCACCCTCGGCAATGTTCCGACAGGGGACGTAGGAGGCCAAAGAACCGGGAGCCGCGATGAGCAGGCCGCAGCATTCACGCGGAGTCTCTGCCCTGGCATGGGCGAGGATGGCACCAAGAAGCGCGGGAGTCATCGAATCCTCGCAGCCGCAGGGAAACCACCGAAAGGCAAATCAGCATCGGTTCCGAAGTTGGTTTTACAGGCGGTCAGGGTATGGGCACAGGTCGCATTAGCCCCGGCGTATCCACATTCCGTCCCCTTGAATACCCACGGGCAGACGGTCGCCTGGATGATACGCCGGGGGAGTTTGAGTCCCTGGCAATCGAGCGAAGAGACTAGCTGCCACTCGATCACCTCCGAGGTTTCGGCGGTCTTCTGTTCGATGTAGAACGCCTCATCCGGCCAAGCTGCCGTGGGGTCTGGAGTGCCGCCTGTGACGCCGTTGGAGGCGTCCAGGTACTTGGCGAGGGTGCGCTTGCGAATAACCTTGGCTCCGATCAGGTCTTCCATCGGCCCCAAGAGCGCGGAAATGGTCCCGTCCAGGTTGGCAATCCGCACGGTTGGCCGGGGGAGCGTCCCCTTGCTCGACATTTCCAAACCGTCAATTTCAATTGGCATGGGCAGGTAGTCGTACGTCTGCCAGCGAACCGGAGCGCCTAGCCCATTGGTTCCGGCATGGAATCGGTAGACGCTCCCCCCAATCGGGCCACAGTCGAGAATCCAGAGATCCACAACTGCCGAAGGGCTGAGGCTCTGAATGTCTGCGGTGGGCGTACTCATAGCGGAACCTCCTGGAAGGTCGCCGTGACGGTTTGCAGGTTGTACGCGGCGTCTGTGCGCTTCCAGGACTTGCAGATGTATTTCCGGCTGGTGTCGCCGGGGTGCGTGTAATCGAAGCTCGTCACCCCGCCCACCGTTTCGAGGAAGGTCACGATGGCCTGGGACTCGGCAAGCGCTCTGCCGGAGAACGAGAGCGAGAACGTGCGAAGATCCGCATTCAGCCCGTCAAGTGCCCGCTGCTGATACCCGTCTCCAAACTGAGCGGAACGGATACGGGGTTCGCGGTCCATCGTTGCGCCGGTATCGGGATTCCAAGTGAAGGTGGACATTGGCTACACCGGATTGAAGAGGCCACCCGAGCGCATATTCTTCGCGCCCCAAGCGTCCATCATGTTTTGAAGATCCTTAGCGATGGCCTTACCCTGTGCGCCCGCATCCACAGTGCTTTTTGTGGTGCCGTCAGAGTTCACAGTCACATTGATGCTGATGACGTTCCCGCCGCCCTTCCCGTTCTGGGAGGCTGGAACCACCGCTTCGCCTTTGTGGATGTAGGCAAGGCCATCGTGAGGCACGTAGTCAGTGCCCGAGGCCAGCGAGGCCAGCGGGGCAATGGGCGTAAGCGTTTCAACGGGAAGATTCGTGCTTACCTGAACCGACTCACCGGACCCGCCGAAGCCCCAATCCATGCCCGTCATGTAGCTCAGGAACGGCGCGACAACCTGTTCCTTGAGGATCAACCGCTCGATGTCGATCAGCAGTGACGAAACCATGTCCCGGAAGCCGGTCTTGGTGCCGTTAAAGAACGATGCCAAGGCCGCCGCGCCATTATCGGAGAATCCCTCGATGCTGTTCGCCATCTCGCCCCAGACGGTGGAGTTGTCGTGGCCGAGCTTCTTCAGGGCGATAGCGTAGGCTTCAGGGGATAGACCGTGCTTCCCATCATTCGTGGCATTCAGCCGGTCCAACTTGGTTTGGTAATCGTCCTTCTGGTTGAGTTGGGCAGCGTACCTATCGAGCGAGATATCTTTGTCAATGACGGCCTGCTTATCGCTGGTGGCCTTCACCCATTTCATCGTTGCGTCAACCTGTTCCCGCGTTGCCCCGGCGTCCAAGAGCTTCATCTTTGTGAGTTCTTCGGCGCTCTTGCCGAGTTTTTCGTAGTTCTCAACGGCCTGGGTCATGATTGAACCCACTGCGTCGGAGTCCTTGCGATCACTGGCGGCGCTGGCCTTCATCGTGGCGTTGAGTTGCTTTTCTGCATCGATCTCATCGAATTTTGACTGAAGGAGAATCTTGGCTGTTCCCGTGATGCCCTTCTTGGCGAGGTCATAGTCATAGACTGCTTTCGCGCCCTGCTCTAACTGGATGCGCTCCCGGTCCAGCGCTTCGTTTTCACTCTGGATGGATTCGATGATCTTCTTGACTGCTTCGGCACGATCCTTAGCCTTCTGCTCTTCGGCGGCGTGGGCATCCACCACCTTTTGCTTGTCCTCGCGCTCCTTCTCTTTTCCCGCCAACTGGGTAAGGTAGGCTTCGTTCTGCGCCATGATCCCGGCCATGGTCTGCATAGCGTGGCCTGCGGCATCAAGCTGCGCAGCTAGGCCCTTGTCTCCTGGTTTTTGGTTGAGCAGGAGCTGGAGGTATTGCACCCGGTCAGACAGGTGGTCATACCCCGCCGAAAGCTGATCGATGGCCCGCTTGTAGTTGATCGCCTCGTCTTGGACTGCCTTCGGGGCGATGGCGAAGCGTCGATCAGAGAGCCCGTTCCCGGCCTGGAGCTTGTCATATCGCTCCAGTTCTTTGTTCAGGCTGTTGATGGACTCTCGGAGGGTATCAAGCCCCTGCGGTTTCTTGATCTTCTCGAATTCTCCGTTCAGTTTCTTCGTGGATTCAGCAGCCTTGTCCTCTTCAGACCAAAGCTCGCTCACCAAGTCAATCAACTGAGGCATGAGCATAATGGCGAGGCCCACGCCCGCACCAATGAGTGTTCCCACACCAGGGACCACGCTTCCCGCCGCCGCGCCCTCAGCAACTGCCCCGGCTCCAGCTACCGCCCCCATCGTGCCCCGCGCAACATTCATCGCTGCGGCGGATTCTTGAGCTGCGATGAGTTCTCGTTCCGCCAGGAGTTGAGCCCCGAGAGCCGCGCTGGTTCGCTCTGTGGCTGCGATATAGACGTTCTTCCCGCCAACCACACTCATGGTGATGGCGTTCTCTCGGCTCAGTGCCGTCACAAGCTCAAGGTCTGCAAACGCGGCCTTGGATGTGGCAAGTGCAGCTACGTATTTCGCGTCTGCCTCTGCCAGCGTCAGGGACCGTTCCAGGTTTACTGCGATAGCGGATTGGGCCTTGGCTGCGATGAGCGCCTGAGTCGAGGCCACCCAACTACCAATTGCAGATCCGACTTTCACGCCTACGTAGGCTTCACCTAGCAGGAGGACGGCGTTTTTGTTCTCGATCAGCCATTGGGTGCCATCCCGGAGGTTGACGACCAAGCCCTTGATGTCGTCCTGCCACGCCTTCAGCGCCCCGTTACCTTTGGACTCGTCCATGGATGCCGACAGGCTCTTGAAGCCATCCGAGAGCGCTTCCACGGCCACGGCAAGCCCAGGCTGAAACACCTCTCCCAGCTTTACCTGTAGGTCTTCAGCGTAGCGCTCCATGGACTTCATCTGCTTGCCAGCAGTGCCCATCGCGGCTTCGTAAGTGCCCTGGAGGGTTGCGCCGTATTCCAGAACCTGGTTAGCGCGAGACTGGGCCTTCTCTTGGTCGGTCAGATCGCTGGTCGTCTTGCCCATGGCGACAGCCAATCGTTTGTAGCCCTGTTCAAACTGGACGTTGATGCCGATGTTTCGCAGGACTTCGGTTTGCCCCGACTGAATCCCGTGGATCATGGACTCGAATGCCTGGGAGCTGTTCACATTCCCAATTACCGCCGCATCTTGCGCCACACGGGCAAGTTGGGTCGCGTTGGCGAGATCGATATGAGCGATAGCAAGCCGGGTAAGATTCTGGCGGCTTTCAACCATGCTGATACCAGTGGCCTGGAGTTTCAGCGCAAGTTGATCCATCTCGGCAGCGGTGTAGCCGATGTTTTGGCCGACCTGGTGCATCGCCACGCCGAGCGTGTCATAACGAGCCGCCAAAAGGGCTGTGTCGGATATGTATTTCCCTAGTTCCCAAGTGGCCCACAGTCCAACCAGCGTCTTGATCCCACTCTCCAGGCGGTCCCCAGAGTCGGCCATCTTGTCCATGGCTTGGGTCGCCTTGGGAACCTGTGACGAATCAATTGCTATGGATAACTGGGCGACATCTCCACTCATTTTCCGTCTCCCAGTGAATTGAGATAAACCGTGTCTAGGCGCTTGATTAACCGCACTTCTTCAGGCGTTGGACGGTTCCCCGTGAGGCCCGCCCATGCGCTGATTTCCAAATAGGTGATAGGGTCTTGGCCCGCCCTTAACTCTTTGAACCAACCCCAAACGTGCTTGACCGCCTTCGGAATCGGAGGGCCATCGAGCGCGGCGGGCCGTCTTCCTGTCGTTTTGGCGAGGTGTTCGAGCTTGGCCCCATACGATGCGCCATCTTCTCCCTGTCGGGATAGCTTGAAGATGTGCCCCGCAGCGGCCACAAGCGCGTCACTCAGGGCTTGAAAAAAAGCTCGTTGCGCCCCACACCTTCAAGCATCTGGTCCCGAAGCCAGTCCTGCTTGTAGAGGTCGGGAAGGAGTTCGGGAGCGAAGTCTACATCCTTACCCTCGGCATCTTTAACGCCCTTCCACCCGATGGTGCGGGCGCAGAGTGTGGCCTGGATCTCGGCTGTGAAG